ACTTGATTTTCCTAGGGTGGTTTATGACACGGAGAAAATGGAAAAATCGCTGGTGAGTCAGGGCATGACAATTGATGAAGCTGTGGAATACCTTGATTTCAATACCTACGGAGCGTATGTTGGTAGGCACACGCCAATCTATGTGGACATGAGGAGCCTAAATGATTAATGTGATTTCTCCGATTAACCAACTGGGTTACGGCATCGTTGGGCTAAATATAGTGAAATCTCTTCATGAGTTGATGGATATTTCCCTGTGGCCCATCGGCCAGCCCTCCGTGACTAGCCAAGAAGACGCAAATCTTGTGTCTGGACTGATTGACAGCGGGCAGCTTCCCGACTTCGACGCGCCATGTCTCAGGATATGGCACCAACACGACATGTCTCAGTTTGTAGGCAGAGGCTTGCGTGTCGGGATGCCTATTTTTGAGCTAGATGACTTTAACAGGGTGGAAAAACATCACCTATCAAATCTAGACAGAGTGGTGGTATGTTCTGAGTGGGCAAAGCAAGTAGTATACGACACAATCAAGCACAACAACATCCACGTTGTCCAGTTGGGCGTAGATACAGATATATTCAAACCTTGCGAGACTTTGGAAGGCTCCACGACCACATTTTTCAATTGTGGAAAGTGGGAGGTGCGTAAGGGGCATGATATACTATTCAAGGCCTTTGATGAAGCGTTTTCACTCGACGATGACGTTGAACTCTGGATGATGTGCCAAAACCCTTTCAACTCAGAGTCTGAGGAAGAAGAGTGGAGAAATCTCTACAAGGGGGCAAAGATGGGCAGCAAAATCAAGCTAATTGACAGGGTTGAAAGCCAAGAAGAGGTGTATAATATCATGTCTAAGGCTGACTGCGGAGTCTTTCCCTCAAGAGGAGAAGGTTGGAATCTTGAGCTACTGGAGATGATGGCTTGTGGTAAAAACGTTATCGCCACAAACTATTCCGCCCACACAGAGTTTTGCAACGAGGATAATTCTATTCTAATAGAGTGTCAGGAAACAGAGCCAGCATATGATGGGAAATGGTTTCACGGGAAATGTGGTAGCTGGGCCAAGGTGGGAGAAAAACAAATTACCGATCTCTCAGACGCGATGAGGGATATCTTCGAGCAGAAAACAAACGGCAGGCTCTCAGTTAACACGCAGGGAATCAAAACCGCCAAGAGTCTTAGCTGGAACTCCACAGCACTCAAAATATTGGAATCCCTCAAATGACCTTGTTTAATTTTTTCGGAAAAGACGACCAAAAAACCGACCTTCCCGCCGATGACACAACGGAGAATGAAACACCTAACCCTCTAGGGGAAGGAGACCTACACGCTTGCATCACTTATTTTGTGGCGGCAGACGGCATACCCCGCGTTGATGTAGAGCTAAAAGATTACGAGCAGGAGACACTGGACAGCTTTTGTAAGCTTTTAATTAGCCTCAGCTTGGACGTATCTTTTTTTGAGACGCTTGACACCATCAAGGAAGGCTTGATAAAAGAGGACAGGGTAGATGTTTTTGCAGAAATAGCTTCTCAGATTGCAAGCTCAGTGGCAGAGGGCCTAGAAGAGAATCACATAAAAAAATCTGGAGAAGAGCCTTGCATTAGCCCTTCCGAGGTGTTACAATGAGGGAGCAAACAATGAGCAAAAAGAGAAAAATCGGTTGGCAAAAATATGAGGACGCTGTAGAAGAACAGCTTTCATCCCCCCTGATACAGCTAGCAATTAGTCATGCCCTTCCAGAAGTCCCCACAGAAGAAGCTGATTCAGAGAAAATCTCAAGCTTTGAAGATAAAGATGATCAGCAAGCCATGTTTCACCCGATAATTGCACTACCGGAAGAAATGACTCATGATTTTGCGATGGCGGCTAGTTTTGACTGCTGGTTTGGACACACCAACTTTAATATTACACCCATAATAAAGGACATACTCGACAAAGCCGAGGGAGTAGAAGTTTTGAAAATTTGCAGTAGGTACAGATTTTTCATAGGCGTTGGCAGGATGTTTGACTTTAAACACGTCAGAAAAGAACTTGAAAAAATAATACTAAACAATGACTAGGAGATTATTATGGACACTAAAATTGAAACCGCTTTGAAGGACGAAAACATACAAAACATCATGAACAAGGCTGCCGGGTCGTTTAGGAGGCAGTTAAACGAAGACGAGATTCATACCTGTAAGCTTAATGCGCTTTGGAAGGCTTTTTCTAATCACGATCCGACGAAAGCCGCCAAGTTCACAACTTATTTGTACAATGGTGTCAGGATAGAGTGCATTAGAGAGATAAAATTCAACAAGCGAAAACATGCCCCTCTGCACTCGAATATAGCAGACAAAACAGACCCGTTTTTTGAAATCGACCTAATGGACGAGCTTGACCAGTGCCCAAACAAGGACTTACTAATAGACCGGATGAAAAGCCATACCATAAAGGAGATTGCTAAAAAGCACGATTGTAACCGGGAGACGATCCGCAGAAAAATCAAAAAATCGGTGAATCATATGGCGAAACGTTTCAAATAAGTGTATAATAGTTGTAGGATTATAGGACTTTTTGTGGAGCCGGAACTTGGTTATTTTATTCCATTTTATTACGTAGGGGAGGAAGTCTATTATGGCTACCACAAAAGCACACAGTTCAACAACGGCAGAAGTTAATGATGGTGGAACAGTGCAGCACGCTGGAAGTGCTCCCGGCACTGGCCCAATTACTAACCCAAAAAACCTTAACGATTTAGCTACAGGGGCCGAATATGGCTCTAAGGTCAAGGCAGATGTCGCGGTTGCTCACGACCATCGCGGCGTTGAATTTACTGACCCTCATGGCGTAACTACGGCATGGGCTGGTGGTACTGGCGGGATTGCTTACTACCCAGACCACCGCGCTGGAGAGCGCAACTTTATCATGCGAGGCGCAGGTGATAGCGCCAGCAAGATCAACAATGCCACACCCGCAGCGGGCAAGTTCCAGCTTCACAAGGGCGGGGCTGAGTTCGACGGCGTTGGTCGTGACAACATTCACCAAACGTTGATAACTCGCAGCAACGGAGTCAACACTCTCAACGTTCTCGCAACCCCCTCCAGTGGCGTGGTTCCGGGTCGCGTTAGAGGATCGACTGCCGGTGTTCTTGTTACTATGTCTGGCTGTGCCGGTGGTACTGCAACCGATGACGCTGCGAACCCAACTCGCGCCGTCCCCGGTGAACTTACTTACCACTTTGGTGGTCTTGGTAAGCCTACAACTGACGAGTACAAGGCCAGCGACTCCTACGAGTCCTAAGATGATTGTTGTCCAATTCTTGGGGGCAGCCCTCTTCGGAGGGCTTCCCCGTCTTTTAACCCCCCACAAGGAGTTATAAAATGGGCAGCACAGATGCAACAGTATTTATAACACTTCTTTCTGGGATATTGGGACTGGTTTCTTGGCTTTGGATTAAAATCATTAGACCTACGATGAGCTTTGTTCATCAACATGAAGAAGTAGCCAAGTCGGTAGAAACTATTAAAAACGAATTGACAACCAACGGAGGAAATAGTATAAAAGACGCGGTTTGCAACCTAGGGCACACTTGTGGCAGGATAGAGGACAGGCAAAAGATAATAGAACAAAGAACCAAAGCCGCCCTTCATCACATACCTTCTGCACTCTTTGAGACAGACGGCACAGGAAGATTAACATGGACAAATGAGCCATTTTACGAGCTAACCGGACAAACGCTTTCAGATATATCGGGCTTTGACTGGTTGGCGTATATTCACGAAGATGAGAGGGAAGACTTAGTAACCGAGTTTGAATCCTGCTTGGAGATGAACAGGAAATTCTCAAAAGAGGTTATGACTACAGACGACAAGGAAGTCCGACTCACGGGATTCCCTTACAAGCTGAGTGAAAAAGAACACGGTGGATTTTTAGTAAGTATTTCAGAAATTAGGAGAGATTAAAATGGAAACTTCAAAAGCGTTTTCGCTGAACATGTTTGACTTTAGGAAGCTAGGCATTAACGGCTTGCTCGTTGGCCTTGCCGCCACCCTCACTTATGTGGGTACACATGTCGCTGAACTCGATTTCGGCGTTAGCAACATGGTGGTCATTCCAATTGTTACTATCCTGCTAGACGCCGCTGTCAAGTGGGCTAATAATAATCACATCGAAAACCCGCCTCCGGCACCAATTGATCCCGTCGATCCGGCGTAGACAGCGGGTGTAGGAGCCAAAAATGAAGATGAATAATTTCATCGGAGTTGGATTGCTGATTTATTGCGTGAGCATGTTCGCATACTCATACAACATCGAAGGGTTTTCACCAAACATTAAGTTTGTACTACAGGCCGCTATAAGCGGCTTGGGTGGACTATCCCTCTTGCTATATCAGAACTTCAACGCTATACGACGACTTTTTTCAGCCTCCTCGAATAAAAATGGGGGCAGCGACAAAAAGGAGTCTCGGCTCCAAGATTTTCAGGCCCTGTCCTATCTACGGGAGAGAATCAAGGGCGTAGGAAGCGCCAAGGGCTTGGAAATTTTAATTGAGCTTAACTCTATCATGTTTTCTGCCGACTTGGGAGAAGACGATGAATAGTGCATTCTCATGGCGAATAACTATTGGCAAGGTGTCTCCTTGGCTTTTAGCCTTGATCTTAGGCGGCTACATTGCTTCAGATAGAATTCTCGACATCAGCATCCCCATCACCATAGCAGGCAACGGAAATGATGAGGGTTCGGAAAATCTATCCCCCGCCCTCCTCAAGGTCAGAGAAGAATTCCTCAAAATACAGAACGAAGACGACAGGGTTCTGATATATAAACTCTTCTCAGGAAGCGCAGAATATCTACAAAATTCTTCTTTCGTGGGCAATACTGGACAGTTCGATCCCATTCTAGGCAGGGTCCAGTCCAGCTATGGATGGGAGAGAGAGAAATATCCAGCCTTTACGGATGCAGTCTCTGAGTACCTAGTCCATGCCGGATACGATGAGCCTAAAGACCTAGACGGCCCAGAATCGCGGCAGTGGTTTCATTCCATATTTGAAAATCTAGTTACGGCCATAGGAAATGTCTGATCTCACTAACCTTGGGGGATGGATAAGAGACGATAAGGCTGTCGAATATTCGATGGGCCTTCTTCCGACCCCAGTCTTTGGAGACGTGTGGCATCCCACGAAAGACTCGGGGATGGGCAAAACGGTTCTCTTATACGAGATCATAAGATCGGTCTCTAAAAGCTTCCCCATTAGGACGCAAGCAATAGGTGACTGCGTTGGTCAAGCGGCTGCATATGCCGTAGACGCTGCTAAATGTGTTGATATCCATATCCACAAAGACTTTGAAGCTTGGGTGTCCGAGACTGCCACGGAAGACATCTACGCTGGCAGTCGAATTTTAATCGGTGGAGGCTTGGATGGCGACGGTTCCATGGGCGTGTGGGCAGCAAGGTATTGCAACGACTATGGAGCCGTACCCAGAGGCCAATATGGAGAAATAGATTTAAGAGAATACAGTGGAGGCAGGGCCAAAACTTGGGGCGACGACGGCGTACCCAAGTCCTTGTTACACATTGCTAGGCAGCATCCCATATTGACGGTTTCCAGAGTAGATACCTACGAGCAAGCAAGAGATTTGCTAGCCAATGGTTACTCTGTCACCATTGCCAGTAATCAGGGCTTCAAATCTACAAGAGACAAAGATGGATTTGCCACTCCGAAGGGAGAATGGGCACATGCCATGTGTCTTTTAGGCATAGACGACAACCCGCAAAGGCCGGGGGTTTTATGCATGAACTCTTGGGGAATATGGAATGACGGTCCTAAAAGATTAAATCAACCAGAAGGCTCTTTTTGGATCGACGCAGATGTGCTAGAGGAAGACATCCTTAGTGTGGGAGACAGTTGGGCGTATAGTGGTTACGATGGGTTCAAGCCCCAAAAGCTCAACACGAGGATAATCTAACATGAAACACACCATTATATCCTTATGCCCCCTTGTTCTATTGGCAGCAGTCACCCTCATAGATTTTGAAAGCCTTACACCGACACCTAATAACCCCGCCAGTCACGACTTTGACCACCAAAGAAACGAGGGGTATGTGGCTTTTATCGTTAACGAATCTATCCACGACACCACGCCCAAGCCAGACCCAGACCCCGCAAAATGCGCCTGTAAAGGGACTGGCCTCATCACTCACGGAGATGGCCACCAAACCGTTTGCCCGTATCACGGGGAAGACAACAGCCCTGACGATGGTGAACGCGACTGGAAGTGCGACTGTGACTCCGAGAAAAAGGGAACGTATTGTGGGTGCAAAGAAGAATATGGAAAATGTCAGTGTGACAAGCATGATGTAAAAAAAAAGGAGTGTCCAAAATGCAAGAGCTAAAAAAGGTGTATGATGTTCTAAGTAGTATTGCCTCCAAGAAGGGGTTCAAGGTTGACAAGTTTACAATCACGGCCAAATCTCCGGTAACATCACAAATAACTATGTCTGACGGAGAGGTCAATATAGATTTTCTAGACAACACCCCAGTCGTGACAGTACGCAAGATTATCAAGATTTCTATTTCCGTCCTAGGGATTACCCTAATGCCAAGCGGAGGCATCATTAGGCTTGATGACTTCCCAGACATGCCATTTGACTATGACGAGGACGGCGGAATTGTTAGCGGCCTATCTGAGCACTTCCCTGACAGCGACGAGTAGAAAGTTGACAAATGTATTTTGATAAAATCCATAAACAGATTGCCTCTGAGTATAAGAAAGAGAAAGACAAAAAAATTGCCGAAAAGTGCTTGCAAATTGGCGAGGAATGGACTAAGATAGTAAGCGGGGGATTTTCTGACTTCAGCAAGTTCGCCATGCCTCCGGGCACAAGCGAAAAGGCCCACAAGAAGAGTCTAAGGAAAGAATGTAAGGAATACATACACGCGCACCTCGACCCCAAAGAGGTGAAAACGTTTTTTCCAGCTTGGGTTTTACCATTTATCGCTCAGGTAGTCTTGTCTACCATAATAAGCTGGATTGTAAGGAAGCTGATTGATGACGTTTTTGAAAACAACAAAGAAGACAGTTGATATACCGACCCACGCTTCCGGCAGAGGCGTGGTATTTTTTTACGTTAATACAACAGGGACGCACAATTTCATAATGGATAACAACAATGTCAATTAGGTCGCTGATGGACTACAGCTTTGTTTCTAAATATGCTAGATGGATACCGGAGAAAAAAAGGAGGGAGACTTGGAGAGAGTCTGTCGATAGAGTTATGAACATGATGTACGAGCAGTATCCCGAGGTTAACGGGGACATTGCTTGGGCTTATGACACCATGTACAAAAGAAAGGTCTTAGGGTCTCAAAGGGCGCTGCAATTCGGCGGCAAGCCCATATTCAAGCATAACGCTAGAATGTACAACTGCATCGCATCATATATTGACAGGTTGAGATTTTTCCAAGAGTGCATGTATCTTCTGCTGTGTGGTTGCGGCGCTGGATTTTCCGTTCAGCAACACCATCTAACAAAGCTTCCAAAGCTGACACATCAAAAAAATGGGACTAAGAAATTTACCATCCCAGACACAATAGAAGGGTGGTCTGACGCCGTTGGCGTTTTGGTGTCAAGCTATTTCGATCAAGAAGAGTTGTTTTCAGAATATTCTGGCAAAACTGTCGTGTTCGACTTTTCAGAAATCAGACCAGCCGGTTCATATCTAAGTTCTAGCTCCGGCAAGGCTCCCGGCCCCGAGCCTCTTAAAAAAGCCCTGATAAATATCAAGAAAGTACTGGACAAGTCCCTAAAAAATGCCGAGTTTTCGGATAGAAAGTTGAGTCCAATAGATGCTTATGACGTGGTTATGCATAGTGCTGACGCTGTTATTTCTGGCGGTGTACGCAGGAGTGCTACCATTTGCCTCTTTTCGCCAGATGATGAAGCGATGGCACGCGCAAAAACTGGTAATTGGTTTCATGATAATCCTCAACGTGGCCGCTCTAATAATTCTGCTCTGCTACTCCGCGATAAGACCACTCCTGAGCAGTTTGCCACACTGATGGAATCCGTCAGGGAGTTTGGGGAGCCGGGATTCGTGTGGGCCGACTCTACTGAGTTAATTGTAAATCCGTGTGTTGAAATAGGCCTATATCCCGTTGATGAAGAAACTGGGAAGACTGGCTGGCAAGCGTGCAATTTAAGCACTATTAACTGTTCCAAAATAGAGTCAGAAGACGATTTTTATGAATTCTGTAGAGCCGCCGCCATAATAGGAACTCTACAAGCTGGATTTAACAGCTTCCCGTATTTGGGAGAGATTAGTGAGCGTATCATATCTAGAGAAGCCCTGCTGGGCGTTTCTATGACGGGCATTATGGATTGCCCTGAGATATGCCTTGATCCAGAGACCCAACGCCAAGGGGCCAAGGTGGTTAAACAGGCAAACAAAGAAATGGCCGCTAAGATCAATATCAATCCTGCGGCTAGGGCCACATGCATAAAGCCAGAAGGAACCACGTCCTGCGTCCTCGGAACTAGTAGCGGAATCCACCCGCACCACGCCAAGCGTTACATTAGAAGAGTTCAGGCTAACAAGATGGAGCCTATCTATCAACACCTCAAGAAAATCAACCCTAAAGCCTGTGAAGAATCTGTGTGGTCTGCCAACGATAGCGATGAAGTTATATCCTTCTGCATAGAAGTAGCTCCGGGGTCTAAGACAAAAAATCAAATTAGCGCACTAGAACTTCTGGACTATGTAAAATCCACACAGAAAAACTGGGTCGTTCATGGAACCAACAAGGGAAGGTGCGTACAGCCGTGGCTTACACACAATGTGTCCAATACAATCAATGTTAAGCCCGACGAGTGGGATTCTGTAGAAAAATTCATCTACAAAAACAGAAATTATTTTTGCGGCATTTCTCTTTTGCCGATAACTGGAGACAAAGACTACCCGCAAGCGCCATTTACAGCAATCTACCTTCCAAGCGAACAGGTGGGTCATTACGGGGACGCTTCGCTATTTGCAAGCGGCCTCATAGAAGTTGCTTTAGACCTATGGGAAGACAATCTTTGGGCAGCATGTGATGCTCTCTTAGGTTTGGGTGCGACACCAAAGGGGGGAGCCAAAAAAAAATGGATTGCAAGATGCAAGAAATTCGCCGGTAGGTATTTTGACGGAGATGTCAGGCAATTGACTTACTGCATGAAGGATGTGTACAACTGGAAAGAGTGGGTAGACCTCAAGAGAGAGTATAAGAGCGTGGACTACACAGAAGTAATAGAAGAAGAAGACAATGTAGAGCCAGAGCAGGAGTGGGCCTGTGCTGGCGGTTCGTGTGAATTAATTTAAGGGAGACTGCCATGCCTTCACCAAGAAAAGGGGAAAAGCAAAGCGACTTCATTTCTAGATGCATGTCCAGCGACGAGTCGCAAAACAGCTTTCCAGAGCAAAAACAAAGAACGGCTTTTTGCCACAGCCAATGGAAAAACAAGGGCAAATCATCTGGAGCGGTATTCATTTACGAAGACCCAAAAACCAGAGAACTCTATCATTATGCAAGAAAAGGTCTTTACAAAAAGAACGGAAGAACATTAATCTTTGTTAAGAAGTCTAAAGGAGAAACCATGACAGAGCCAACTCCCAGAGATGTAATTAAAGAAGCCGACGAAATCTATCGTCAAGTGCAGTCCGATGAAGGCGCAGGCTACCCTCCCAACTGCAAGCCGGGGTATGTGGAAAAGGATGGCAAGTGCGTACCCGCAAAGGAAGATAGTGCAGACTGGAAAAAGTTCGAAAAGAAAGATGACGACGAGGAAAAGAACGGCAACGACAAGAACAAGGATGGCGACAAGAAGAAAAAGAAGAAAAAGAAGAAGGACAACTAAAGAATGGATCAAATAATTAGCGTACAGCGGTTAACAGAGTCGGCTCAAGCTCCCACCAGAGCAAACGAACACGACGCCGGATGGGATCTATATGCCGACGAAGATGTTACTATCAGTCCGAGCACCCACAGGACTATTAGCACGGGCATTTCGTTAGAAATACCTGAAGGAATGGTGGGCCTAATCTGGCCTAGGTCCGGGCTGGCTGTAAAAAATGGGATAGACGTGTTTGCTGGTGTAGTAGACGCGGGGTATCGAGGAGAGGTGAAAGTTTGCCTTTTTAATGCGGGGTCCGTATGGAGCGTTCCAAACGTCAGCATTGCAAAGGGAGACAGGATAGCGCAAATACTATTTCAACCTGTGCCAAGCTTTCGGCTACAAGAAGTAGACTCCCTGAGCACAACCCAAAGGGGCGAGGGGGGATTTGGCAGCAGTGGCCAGTAAATCCTCATGAGAGAGAGATTTTATATATGAACCAGAGGCGCAATCCAAAGGGGCTTAAAACCCTAACCGCCAAGACGTATAACCAAAAACTATACATCAGAGCTATCGTAGAAAATGACGTAATTATTTGCACGGGACCGGCTGGCAGCGGTAAGTCTTTTATTGCTGCCGGTATATCCGCCGAGCATTTTATGGCTAGTAAGTCTGAGCAAATAGTTGTAACTAGACCTCTAGTTTGCTCTGGTAGAAATATTGGGTCGCTACCGGGAGAGCTTGGGGAGAAGATACAGCCATACCTGAAGCCTATGGAGGAAAACCTGAAACACTTCCTAGGACGTGATCGACACAAGCATCATTTCCTTGCGGGCAACATAAAATATGAGCCTCTAGAGGTTATGAGAGGGGCCACATACGACAATACCTACATGGTTTTAGACGAAGCCCAGAACTGCACAGTGGATCAAATAAAAATGTTTATCACCCGAATGGGTGAGAATTCCAAGGCTATAATTAACGGAGACATAGGCCAGACAGACCTAGGCAGCATGAGCGGCCTTGACCTGTGCATAAGAAAACTAGAAAACGTTAACGGCGTTGGGATTATAAAGCTGGGCCACGAGGACATACAGAGACACGGCATCATAGGACAAATTCTTACTGCGCTAGAGTCTTAAAAATGGGCACAAGATTATTCAGGTACATGTGGCTTAGCATAGGAATCATCTCAGTGGTTGATCTGTGTTTAGCTATAGAGCACCGGGACGTTATCCACGAAACTGAACAAAACCCGATAGCCAAGGCTATTATTGTATCGTGTGGGCTGGCTGTGTTTTCTGTGGTAAAAATACTTGGAACCCTTGTCGCTATGTGGTTCATGCTTCAGGCTTATCGCTTTAGCAGCAAATTAGGCTGGGCGTTGACCCTTCCGATCTTTCTTTTCCAGACTTGGCTACTGTGGTACTTACTATTCTCAGGCCCCAGTTGAGGAAGCGATGGTAAATTACGACTATATATGTCAACATTGCGACCATGAAATGCGTAACGTCATGCAATCAATTAAAGACAAACCAAAAAAAGTTTGTCCCAACTGTGGCAAACACAAGCTTAAGAGGGTATTATATGGAGGCGAGTTTTGCTCGGTGTCCAAAGCCCCGTCTACCATTGGGCAGCTTGCCGATAAAAACGCAAGAAAGGCGGGCCGTCAAAAGATGTCGGAGATAGTGTCCCAGTCTAAAGAAAACGCCCCGGCCCCTGAATCGCCCCTGTCTAGGCACTGTACAGCCACAGACAGAGAAGTCAGGGCGATGACCGACCAGCAAAGAATCAGATATATAATGGAAGGGAAAAAATGAAATATATAGACGACGCAGACGGTGCTAACAGTGGAATACACCTTAAAGAGGTGCTGTTTGACAGGACCGGGGGAGTCATAATACACGATAACGAAAAAAGTTTTGCCAAAATTGTTACGACCATTAGAAGAGACGGGAAATCAGAGTCTCACTACGTCAGAGTTCACAAGGGCGTGCCTTACGACCCTTGGGGAATGCATAGTCACAGAGAAGATTACTTAGAAGCAAAGTTAAAGCAGGTGTCCAGAGACACGTTTGATTTCTACATGATGTTTTTGAAGACAAAAAACCTACTATACATGACTAGAGCACAGAGGAGTTTTATCAATGACTAAAAAGGGACCGCTAGGAAAAGCTGAGGAATATTACGTCGAGGGTCACTATAAGGAACAAGACGCTAAGCAAATAGCCAAGGACTTGGATCGCCCCATTGTTGCGATACAGAGACGAATTGATAAGCTCCAAGCTTTAGAGGCTCCCACGAGGATAAAGGCCGGTGATCAGATGGCCAGACGGGAAGGGGTTGTTACAATGACCGAGACCGCATCCAGCATTAGCGATGCGACCAGAAAGGCAGACCTGTCGCTCAGAACTAGGGGGTGCGTAACGCAAACCAAGGCAGATGCCGATGTCGCCCAAGAGGACGATGAATAATTATATCACAACTCATGAGCAGTGGCTTGCAGAGTACCGGAATGACAAAAGGGCCATCTGGGTCAGGGTGTGTCTATCCGATGGGACAGAGATTTGGTTCAAAGAATACAACACTTGGCTTGACATTAACCAGACATGCTCAGACCAAAATCTCTACGTGAACTCCATAAAGCTACAATATCGCTCACACGTCGTCGAGACCGACACTCGCAACACGGAGGGGGTGTATCTTGTCCGGTCCCTCATGGGGCTTATCGGTGGCTCAACTAAGCACTACTACACCATTGGGATTGTAGAAGGAGATATAGTACACAAGACTCAGTGGCTTACGCCAGAGCTAATCGAAGAAGAAAAAGTCGAAGACCCTCTTGACAAATGCTTTGAAGAAGCTATAATATACAATCATGCCCGAACATCCGACAGATAAAAGTAGGTACAAGTCGCCCTCCGGCGGCGACTATGTTACCTGTGCCCAGTACATAGCAGAGATTGTTTGTACTCGCATGGCTGAAAAAGAAAATGTCGGCGCTCAGCCCTACAAATTCTGGAACACGCCAAAGTGGAAAAAAGTATTCCAATATCAGGTGGTTTTGGCGCACAGGCTTCTCAGGAAATATCCAGAATCAGCAGTTGTTAGGGCCGTCAATTCCCCAGAGTGCCGTCGCATGTATTCTCTTAAATACCCGCCTCTGGAATCCATAATTCAGCAATACCACAAGATGATCGAGAGGGAGGACAAGTCCACAAAAACTATCCGCTTCAAAAAAGATGCCACGACGAGGCAAAATAAAGCCCACGGGAATAAATCCACCTTGCAGAAATTGAGGGAGCTAGATGGCAAAAAAGAAGATAACTAAATTTGACGATGATCCAACGAGCAACACAATTATAGCTACCTACGGAGATGTTGTCCGACCCGGAACAGAGGTTCTTGAAAATCTTACGAGCCTTGGGCTACTTAGCCTGTCTCCTGCGCTGGACATAGCTTTAGGTGGAGGCATCCGTGAAGGCAGTTGCGTAGTCATGTCGGGAGACCCCAAGACGGGCAAGACAACCACGGCGCTTCATTTTGCCGGAAAATGCCAGCAACTTGGCAAAAAGGTTATCTACGTTAACACCGAGGGCCGACTAGCCATACAGAACTTTGAAGGTATAAAATCGCTTCGCCCAAAAGACATTATAGTCGTGGAGTCCACTGACGACAGAACTCTGTCAGCAGAGGACTACCTCAATATCATTGAATTTTACATAAATAACGACCCCGAGTGCGTCATTGTTGTTGACTCTGTATCTAGCATGGTTCCGAAGGATGAGCTTGAAGGACTAATCAGGACCGGCGTAAGAAATGCCCTTCCCAGATTGTTGTCCATGTTTCTTAAACGGATTGGTGGTCAGGTTACAAAGAACAAAACAGTTGCCTTGTTCATCCTACACAACATCGCCAATACCGGAGGCAGTAGGTGGGCACCGGCAAAGATGACCGATGGAGGAAACATGATCCAGTATCAGGCTGGAACAAATATTGCTATTACCCACAGGGGCAGGTGGCAAATTCCCAAGGATACCGGGCCACACATTGGACAGGTTGCAAACTGGAAGGTGTTAACATCAAACGCCGGAGGTACACCGAATTCTACAGCAGAAGGCTGGATACGATACGGGATAGGCATAGACGAAACCCAAGAAGTGATACAGATTGCCTGCGAGTTTAGGTTGATCAAGAGCGCCGGAGCGTGGTACACGATATCTTGCGCCCTAGAGGACAAAGAACACCCAACAATAGCCAAAGTTCTCAAGGACAACGGCGTGCCAGACTCTAAAGAAGAGACAGAAAAGTTCTTCAAGTTTCAGGGTGTTAACAACCTTTCAGACTTCCTGAACGAAAACCCTGACGTGTGCAGCTTCATCTATGATAAAGTAAGGGAACTATTTTGAAAGCGACAGGCTTTAGCGGCAGGGAGTACACTTGGAATCTTAACAAATATGATGTATATGACAACGACAAGAAGAAGCGGTCTAAGTATCATTTACGCGCCAGAAAATTGCTGAAAGAAATATACCACAGTTATAGAATACTTGAGGAGGTCAAGCTTCCCGGCAGCACGGCGTCCCACAGAAGGTCCGTACTCTATTTAGACTTCTTCATACCAAACCTGCGACTAGGTATAGAGGTACACGGCCAACAACACTATGAATATAGCCCGTTCTTTCACAAGAACAAAGCTGCCTTCTTAAAGGCCCAGTCCAGAGACGAAGACAAGCTGAAGTGGTGTGAACTTAATGACATTGAATTAGTAGTCCTAAAATACTCGGATAACGAAGATGACTGGCGAAATACAATTAAAGGCGTCTGAGCGCCTAGCTAAACACATAGGGCAGATAGACGACTACCTTGACCTGTCTAATGTCAGGTTTGCCACCTTCAGAGAAGAATTTCTGGAGGCATCCAACATGCCCATTGATAAAATCAAGATGCTGACGCAGCAAGAGTTGTTTGATAGGGCGTATATCCTGTATGGGTACTCTTCTTACGTCCAAGATGAGATCAACAAAAACAAGGTAGTCCTCGACTGGTGCAATGACCAGATAGAGAAACTCGTGGTAGGCAATCTCCACAATTTTGACCAATACACCAAGCACGAGGTAAAGCGCCAGAGTATAATAAGAGAGAACAGCTATGCGGCCAAGTGCGATCAGATGCGGGGAGTAGCTGAAGCTAGGCTACAGTCACTTGAAGGCAAGGTTTATGAACTCAAGCGTAAGGGAGATATCCTACTAGAAAAAGGGAAGAGATTATGAATATAGACAAGCTACTAGAGAACTTGAGTGATGACCAAAAAGATCTGCTTCGTCAGACATTAAATGACCTTGACCGAGTTGTCGAGGAGGCCCTCGAAGAGGAAGAGCCTGCAAGCGTCGGTAAAGATTTTACTGTTAAAAACAGAGACTCTAACAAAAAAAGGAGAACCAAAGTGAAAGGCGGCAAGAACAAATGGGAAGACACCGGAGAACTGTCCCACATAGAAACACCAGATTTTGAGAGAACAGAAAGGCGACGTTCTCCCCCGAAAAAGACGGAGGTGAACTGCCACGTTTGCGGAAAGACTTTTAAAGTAAGTCCCAAGCTGGTTTATGGAGAATATCATAGATGCAACCGATGCACCGGAAGGTAGTACTTAATGAGCCACGACCTATCAGATGTTGGAGCGGAGAGGGCGGTATTGGCGGGTCTTTTCAGGCACGGGATTGATGTTTACGTTGACGTGTCTGACATCATAGACCACCGCACATTTTCTCACCACAATAACCAAGTTCTTTACAGGTGTGTAGAGTCTGCCATTCAAGCTAACAGGGAAATAGACTTGCCCTCTATTTTGTCTGCGGCCTCACAGTTGAACTTTGCAGAACTGGTTAACAGCAAACAGGAGCTTACATACATTAAGTCTCTGTTTGATTTTCCGGTTAAGAAGGAAAACGTTTTAGACTTCGCTGTTCAGATCAAGAAGTTTGAATTTGCTAGAAGCATCAAAGACTTAACCAACAAAATCAGTAATGATGTCGGCGGCATTGATGGGTCAGAAACTATAGATACGATAGTCTCTATGGTGGAAAACCCCCTTATGGACTTCTTGAGAGAGGATGACGGTGGGGAGAAGCCGGAGAAGATTGGCAATAATATAGAAGAGTATGTAACCTTCTTGGCAGAAAACCAGTGCGACATAGTAGGCATCCCCACTGGGTTCCCTAGGTTTGACCAAGCAATAGGCGGGGGGTTACGCCGAAAGTGTGTCGATCTGATAGCCGCTAGACCCAAGGTGGGGAAAAGCGCCTTTGCTGATAATGTTGCCATACACGTAGCATCTCAGGGCATTCCAGTATTGATGCTGGACACAGAGATGTCTAAAGACGACCACCTCAATAGAATTCTAGCAAACCTAAGTAAGATATCCATCAGCGACATCTCGTGTGGGCAATTTACAGATAACGACGAAAAGTTGTCTCAAGTAGAGAAAGCTGTCAAGAAAATAAGCTCCATACCTTACAGCTACGTTTCAGTGGCTGGCAAACCGTTTGAGCAGGTGTTGAATATTATTAAGCGTTGGATAATGCAAGAGGTGGGCACAGACGAGAACGGCAATACTAACGATTGTCTAATTGTGTACGACTACCTTAAATTAATGTCTTCAAATTCTATCACACACAACATACAGGAATACCAAGCCCTAGGCTTTCAGATCACCTCTCTCCACAACGCCTGTGTCAAGCTCGATGTTCCGTGCTTAGCCTTCGTTCAGCTTAACAGGGATGGCATTACTAAGGAGAGCACAGACACGGTGAGCGGCTCCGACAGGCTTATTTGGTTATGTACTTCCTTTACGATCTTCAAGAATAAATCCCCAGAAGAGCTAGCTGAGGATGGGCTTAGCGCTGGCAATAGGAAACTTGTTCCCGTGGTGGCTCGCCACGGTGGAGGATTAGACGATGGCGATTACATAAACATGAACATCATTGGTGACAAGTTTATCATCAACGAGTTAAAAACAAGGAACGAATTTAGAAAGAGTCCCGGCGGTGACACTGGGCTAGTTGATGATCTCGACGAACTAGACTTAGACGAAGAAGACGATGCCGAAGATTAATACTAAGCAGATCAAAAAGATGCTCTTTTCTGATATTGAGCTTTTGTTGACTAATCTAAATATCGACTATGAAATCATGGGAGATAATATATACTCTACTTGCCCAGTCCACGAAGACAGCGACAACAGCAGGGCATTTTCTCTTTCTACTGACAAGGAACTGTGGAGATGCTGGACCAGAGACTGCCATGATACATACGGAACCGACGTATTTGGTCTGATTCAGGGGGTTTTGTCCCAACAGAGCGGCCAAGACGTAGGCTTCAAAAAAGCCCTAGACTTTGCCTGTACCATACTTAACATAGACCGAAAAAATATTACAATAGACAAGGAGCAAGAGCCAGACGGCTTTGTGAAACTTGTTACTATGTTTTCCCAATCGAAAAAATTTGTGCCCACATCAACCAGAAACAGGTATAATCTTACACACCCCTCAGAGTACTTCTTATCTCGCGGCTTCTCTGAGCAGACAATGTTGCATTTCGAGATTGGAGATTGCTACGACAAATCCTCTCCCATGCACCACAGAGCAGTGATACCTATCCACAATGACGACGGAACCATTGTAGTGGCTCACATTGGCAGGTCCACAAAGGAATACCGGACACCAAAATTTCTCTTCACAAAAGGCTTCGACAAGAGGCATTTTTTGTATAATTACCACAGGGCTATCGGTCAAGCGTCAGAAACTTCTCTGCTCTTTGTGACCGAAGGGCAAGGAGACGTGTGGAAGCTTTACGAGTCGGGCATCACAAACGCAGTAAGCATTTTTGGAAAGTCTCTCAGCGAGCAACAGCAACGAAAGATACAACAAAGCGGAGTAACACGACTTGTTATCCTGACAGATAACGATCAGGCAGGAAGAGAATCCAAAACCCAGTTGTGCAGACAGTTGGGCCGCATGTTCAAGTTGGAATTTCCAAGACTTCTGCGTAAGGATATTGGAGACATGAGCGTTGATCAAATCAAGGACACTGTATTGACACAAGTAAGAGGTGCTTTCTAATGGTAATACTGGGCATTTCTGGAAAAAAGCAGTCGGGCAAAAACACGACGGCAAATTACATCCATGGAAGCATCTTGAAGAACAAAGGCCTAGTCGAGGATTTCGACGTTACTCCCAAGGGAGAGCTTGCCATTTTAACGGCTGACTCCTTGGGCAATAGCGGCTGGGGTGTGCTGGACGTAGCAAGAAAAGATGCAGATTTCGTAGCCTACGCCGAAAGAAATATGTGGCCATATGTTAAGCTGTATAGCTTTGCCGATGGACTCAAAAGAATTTGTGTAGAGTTTTTTGGCCTACAGCCGGGGCAGGTCTACGGCACTAACGAGGAAAAAAACACCCCAACCCACCTCTTCTGGAAAGACATGCCTTTTACAAAAGAGTACCAGTGGATGGTTAACGCAGGTGCTGACAAGTACATGACCGCCAGAGAGTTTATGCAGTACTTCGGAACTAACGTGATGAGGCAAATGCATGGTCCTATTTGGGTAGACCATACCATCGACATGATCCGTAGGGAGCAGACAGAATTAGCCATCGTGGCTGACGTTAGATTTCCCAACGAGGTGGAGGCAATTCAAAAGGCTGGAGGAAGAGTGATCAGGCTTACAAGGGACAAGCTGACAGATTCTCATGACAGCGAGGTGGCACTAGACAAAGACAATTATGACTGGAAAAACTTCGACGCCATTGTGGACAATTCACGGGGCGGCGTGGAAAACCTTTGCTCTACAATATCTACCCTAGGGGTGTGCTAAGCATGTTAGTTACATACATTCGTAGCTCAAGCTATAACAATTATTCTTTCTGCCAGATGCAGTATTTCCTGACCTATGTGTTGGGATATCAGTCAGACAGTGGGAAGAAGGCAGAGATGGGAACAATAGTCCACAAGGTGATGGAGGTATTTGCCTCTCTTAAGAAATTCCAGCAAGACAACCCCAAAAGAAAATACCTGAAGACAGATGATGACGCCTTGGGGGAAGTCAAGATACATGCCAGCAAGTTCCTCGATGATTCTTTCGTGGTGCAACTTGCGGACAGAAGTTTTGATTATTATACCGAGCAATCCAAAAACAAATTCACTGCTGGGGACAGAAAAACTTGCGAAAAGCTTGCTTGGAGCGCCTTGGAGTACAACGACGGACAATTCGATCCTAGATTCAGGAAGGTTGTGGCCTCTGAGCCGCATTTTGATATTCTGATAGAAGAAGACTGGGCCAAGTACGACTACGAGCTACCAAACGGCGAGACAATTTCTGGGAATCTTGCCATAAAAGGGACAATAGACCTTGTAACAGAGGCAGAAAATGGTATAATAGAGGTGATAGACTGGAAAACCGGAAGAAGGTTAGACTGGGTTACTGGAGAAGAGAAGACTTACGAAAAGCTTCTGGTGGACCCCCAACTGTTACTATACAACTATGCCATATCCAAGATGTTCCCAGAGTACGACCAGTCAATCATGACTATTTTTTATGTCAAGGATGGCGGTCCATTCTCAATGTGTTTTGACAAGAGAGATGAGAAAAAGTTCCTAGGCATGCTTAAGGACACATTCTCATCCATACGAGAAAACCACAAGCCAAGACCACTATCAAGAGACAGGAGTCACTGGAAATGCACCAAGCTCTGCCATTTTTTTAAAAATAATTGGCATGGTACTGACAAGAACATGTGTATATATATAGAGGAGCACCTTGACAAGCACGGAATGGATGATACTGTTAAGGAATGCACCAAAGAAGGCTTTAATATAGGTTATTACAACGCTCCGGGCTAAAGTCGGGGACAAAAAAAGGAGGAGGAAGCTATGCTAGACTTGCGATTTAATAGGCGAGACTTTGTTACTGTTGGGAGCATTGGGGCGGGACTCAGCGCGGTTCCATTTTCCGATCTGGCTTTTAGTCAGGAGGGAATCACATCCCCCAACGACAAGTCTGTGATTTGGGTTTGGCTTGGTGGTGGCCCTACTCAGTTTGAGACTTTCCACGCCCCCACGGAGCCGACACCAGACGAATTTAAGCCTACCAGCGGCCTTGCCACACACCCAAACGGTCTGGCGTTTGGGGGACTCTTTGACGACCTGATCAAACAGGGCGACAGGCTCACTGCCGTGAACTCATTTACCCATGGGGACTCGTCCCATAGGCAAGCCACCCACTGGGTTATGACGGGGCATAGAAACTCAAAAAGAGAGAACACGGCAGATTCTATGTACCCCGGCTATGGAGCCGTCGTATCTGCTGTCTTTGGAACGAACCATCCTGTCAACGGGATGCCTAGCTATGTAAAGCAGGGAAAGATCGAAGGGGAGCAACCCGCCTTTTTGGGAGGGGCTTACAAGCCCTTTGACCCCTCAAACAAAGAAAACCTGATCCCCAGAATTGCGTTAGATCGCTTTAAGGATCGCAAGAGTCTGCTGAATGCCTTGGACAGCAAGCATAGGGTGGTTGATCGGGAAGCCGAATCTTTCTCCAAGATTGGCAACCAAGCCTACAATGTAATCCTAGGAAACGCTAAGGACGCATTCGACCTCGACCAAGAACCTGAAGCTATGCGCCAAAAGTATGGCAAGGGTGGCATTGGCGACCAGTTACTATTAGCCCGAAGGCTGTCTGAGTTTGGGACCAAGTTTGTCACTATCCATTATGGTGGCTGGGACATGCACGGAAACATTCAAAAGTCTCTAGAGGGAAGAGTTCCCCCACTAGACAAGGCTCTGTCCGCTTTTGTGGAGGACATTCACCAGAGAGGCATGAACAAAGACACCCTCTTGGTTGTCACGGGAGAATTTGGTCGAACCAAATTAAACAAGAACGCGGGACGGGATCACTGGCCATCCATTTCCACCCTGCTTCTTGCCGGTGGAGACTATAACCATGGACAAGTTATCGGCAAGTCCGACAAGTCTTATTACCCGAAAGAGACACCGCTAGGCCCTATTGATATTGCCGCAACCATGTTTGACCACTTTGGTATTCCGCTAGACACCCAAAGAACAGACAGCGGTGGCAGACCTAGGTATCTCTTAGAGGGCGACGGCAAGGTTATCCTATGACAGGCCAAAAGATCCTGAACTGCTCTCGCGCACTGGTTGTGCTGGTTGCGATCACCTTGGGTTTTGTAATATCCCTTAGACGTGACGAGCCAGCAGAACCTGCTCGTGGTCAGCCTGTAGACCTGACGGCCATAAATGCAAAATTGGACACAATCCTAGAACAAGGCCGGGCACGAGACACGGTTCTTTTACAACACTTGCAACAATTGCTCAGGATGCAACAGCAGCAACAGGGACGAGGCGCTTCTCAGGGAAGGATTGCAGAAGCTTTCGAGTAAGCGGCCTCACTTTTTGAAAATTTACATTGAAGAGGACGGAATGAACTGGGCACCGATCTGTAATTATACCCACTACAGCCTGCTTAAGGGATTTTCCAAGCCCGAAGAGCTTGCCAAGAAGTGTAGCGAGAACGGGTACGCGGCTTGCGGCATAACCGACTATAAGTCCATCTCTGGGGCGGTTTCGTTCTATCAAGCTTGTGTGAAGCACAACATCAAGCCCATTATAGGGTGCGCCTTTGACGACTTCACGCTGATAGCAAAAAATAAGGCTGGGTGGCATGATCTTATTGATCTTATATCTTCTCTAGATGCAGACGGCAACGTACCCTCCCACGAAGCCAGAAGAATTTTTGATAACAGAAATCTAATCTGCATTTCCCCCAAGAGATACTCTGCCCTTGGTGAGGATGCGTATGTAGAATCCCCCGCTCTCGCAAAGAGCTATTACGTCAACAGCGAAGACGCGCAGCTACACAGAATTCTTTTATGCTCAGGGATGAAAACCACACTACCCAAGGTTAGAAAAGACCTTAAGTCTGGAGAAGCCGACCCGTGGGCTGAGAAGTTCTTTGATAGCAGCGATTATCACGTTCCAGACAGTACAGAGGTGGCCGAAATACTACTGGACTGCGACCAGCAGCAAGCCCTAGAGGTGTCAGACATTATAGACAAGTGTGAGAGCTACGACATATTGAGCAAGCCCCTTCTTCCAGAGTTTGAATGCCCAAACGGGGAGTCAGAAGAAGCATACCTTAAGCAACTGTGCAGAGAGGGTTGGAAAACACTTCTTGTGGCAAGAGACAAATTTAGTGACCCCGCCACGGAAGAAGTATATCTTGACAGGTTTAAGCAAGAGTTCGAAGTTATAAAAGGTGCAAACCTGTTCGGATACTTTCTGATAGTAAGAGACATAATTAACTATGTGGCCGAACAAGGATGGCTATCTGGTCCGGGCAGAGGGTCTGCTGCGGGATGTTTAATATCCTACCTAGTAGGGATTACCAAGATTGACCCCATAGAATACAACTTGCTTTTCGAAAGATTCTACAACAGCGGAAGAAACACTGGTGATCATATTGCCCTGCCGGATATTGACATAGACGTTCCCGGCAAGAAAAGAGATGAAATTATACTATACCTAAAAGATAAATACGGACACGACAGGGTTAGCCAAATGATAACGTTTGGCAAGCTGCGTGGCAGAAGCGCACTGAAAGAAATCATGCGCATCAATGCGGCGTGCTCGTTTGGCGAGATGAACGAAATGACCAAAAGCATTCCGAATGAGGCCGATGTCTCTGACCAGCTAGAGGCAATGGACGAAGAGGACCGCTCTATCATTAAATGGGCGCTTATAAACAACGCCGACGAACTGAGAGACTTCTGTTTTGTCAACAGCAGGGGTGAGCTTGAAGGAACCTATGCAGACTTTTTTGAGCAAGCCATTCGCATAGAGGGAACGTTTAAGACCCAAGGTAAACACGCCGCAGGGGTGGTTATATCCAGAGAGGCATTAGGCCGGGTATGCCCAATGGTAGCCCAGAAAAGCGGCTCAGAAAAAGTGGCTGGACTTGAAATGTCTGACCTAGAAGCTTTAGGACATGTAAAATTTGACGTACTAGGGATAACCCTACTTGACAAGATAATGAAAATTCAAAACTTGGTTAATAACAAGGAACCATCTTATGGCCAGTAGAGACATTGTTGTTTTTGACTTTGAAACCGGCTCTCGAAATCCCCATAAAACCCAGCCTACACAACTGGCAGCGCTTGCCTTGGACGGCAGAAATCTAAAACTCAAGGGCACTTTCAACAGTGAAATTAGACCCATCCTCAGCGACAATAAAGCTATCGAGGCCGGTCTAGATCCCCTAGAAGAGGAAGCCTTACGGATTACAGGGAAAACTAGAGAAGAACTTAAAAAGGCCCCCACTCTAAGATCGGTTTGGAAGAAGTTCATCCAGTTTGTGGATCAGTATAACTGGAAAGGAACCCAGTGGTTTGCGCCTATCCCGGCAGGGTTTAATATCGTCGGCTTTGACATGATAATTATAGACAGGCTGTGCAAAGAATACGGCCCCTACAACCCTGATAGACAACAGCAAAAGCTATTTCATGCCATCTATAAGGTGGACATGATGGACAACTACTTTATGTGGAGCGAAGGAGACCCGTCAGTTAAATCTATCAGCATGGATTCTTTGCGCGACAGGATGGGCCTAAGCAAAGAAAATGCTCACGACGCCCTTCAGGACGTAAAAGATACCGCAAATATTATGATCAAATTTATGAAAACCCATAGGTCAGTTTACAGAAACCTAAAGATCGACAAAGCTTTCGCGAAAGGCGATCTGTATGTTTCTTAATCCCGCCGAGGTAACGGACTACGACTGTCCCAAAACTTGGGAATTGTTCCAGCAGGGAAAGACCAAGGGCGTTTTCCAGCTTGAGAGCAACCTCGGAAGGTCATGGGCAAAGAAGCTTAAGCCGAGCAATGTGGAAGAACTTTCGGCGCTTGTGGCTCTCATTAGGCCCGGATGCTTAAAGGCTTTTTCAGATGGCAAGTCCATGACGCAGAGATATGTTGACAGAAAGCGCGGAATAGAAGAGATCGCGTACATTCACGAATCCCTAGAGGACATCCTGCAACCTACTTACGGCGTCCTTGTGTATCAAGAACAATCGATGAGGATTGCCCAAAAGATTGCCGGTTTTGACCTACAAGAAGCCGACGTATTAAGAAAGGCCATCGGCAAAAAGAAGGCTGGCCTTATGGCTCAAGTAAAGAGTTCCTTCTTGTCAGGCGCTGAGAGGGAAGGAATCGTCACCAAGGACGTGGCCGAAGAAATATTTAGCTGGATAGAAAAATCCTCTAGGTACTCCTTTAACAAGTCGCATGCAGTTGCTTACGCAATATGTTCCTACTGGAGTGCCTATTGCAAAGCCCATCACACGGATGACTTTTTTGTCGCCTATCTATATTATGCCAACGAGAAACAAGACTCACAGGATGAGGTCCGCGAGCTAATATCAGAAGCAAAACTCTTTGATATAGAAACAAAGACTCCAAACATCACATTCTTTAAAGACAAGTTTCATTTCACGGAGGGCAAAATTTACTTTGGTGTAAAGGACATCAAGTCTCTTACCGGCAAAACAGGAGACAAGGTAATACAATCGGTGAATGAAATGGAGACAGAGCTTAAAAAAACAGCGGACAATTTTTTCTGGGTGGAAATACTTCTATACCTTTCTGCCAAGATAAACTCCACGGCGTTCAAGGCGCTGGCTTCGGTTGGATTTTTCCGTGGGTTTAAAGATAAGGTAACCAGAAACTCCGCGCTTTATGAATACGAGATATACAAAAATCTTACAAAGGCAGAAACAGCGTGGCTGGTAGAGCACTATCCCAAGAAAAGATGGAAGACGCTAATCTCTGCCTTGCAAGACTTGGCCCCCATCAAGAAAGAGGGCGGTGGAACACATCGGGTGGAAAGGAGCCAACTGGTTCAGAACGAGATACAATTGTTGGAACATCCCCCGTATGATCTATCAGATGACCCTAGTTGGATCGTGGACCAAGAAACAAGACTGCTTGGATGCCCTGTGTCAATGGCCAAAGTAGAGACTTCCGATACATCCGGGGCCAACTCGACCTGCAAAGAAATTGTAAACGGCAAGACCGGAGCAAATTTACAGGTGGCAGTTAACATCAAGAGGGTGTCGGACTACAAGATTAACAAAGGCAAGTCTAAAGGCAAGACCATGGCGTTCTTAACCGTGGAGGATGAAACCTGTTCTATGGACAGCGTGGTTGTGTTTCCCGATTGCAGGGATAAGCACCAGTACATCATGTATGAAGGTAACAATATTATTATGCGCGGCAAGGCATCTAAAAGTGACAACTCGTTCATAGTTAATGCAATTTACGAAATTTAGTGTGTATTAATGCCTCAGTCTTGGCTAATATAGTAAGATCGCTGCGTTGTAATTAAAGGGAGAAGTACATGAACCTATGTTCATTTACAGGATACTTGACTGAAGACCCCTGTCTTGCCACGGTGAACGACGTAAGCTTTGTAGAATTTTTAGTCGTCGTGTATACGTACCGAAAAACAAAAAGCACCGGAGAAAAGAATCGCATCCCAACCTTTATTAGGTGCGAAGCTTGGCACACAGGCGCTGAAACTATATGCAAGATCGCCCAAAAGGGTTCAAAGATACATATACATGCCTCTGCTAAACATCCATCCAAGGGCAGCAAAAGCATCGTGTTTAGGGTGAACGAGTTTGATCTGGAAACACTACACATGGAAGATAGCGAGTAGGAAATGCGCAAAAAAAGAATCCTTTTCTGTAGCGAAGCTACATTTCTAAACACGGGATACGCCACTTATGCCCGAGAGGTGCTCAAGTACCTCCACTCCACAGGAAAGTACGAACTGGCCGAGCTAGCCTCCTATGGCGAAAGAAACGACCCAAGGGCGAACAGCCTTCCTTGGTTGTACTATGGAGTGATGCCAAACGCAGAGTGTGAGCCTAAGTCTACCGAGGAAGAAAAGCAGTCGTACCAGTCTAGCCCCACCAACCAGTTTGGTGAGTTTATATTCGAGGAAGTGTGCTTAGACTTCTTCCCAGATATCGTGTGCGACATACGAGACTTCTGGATGCTAGATTTTGTGGAACGATCACCTTTCAGGCCGTACTTCAAGTGGTGCATTATGCCAACCGTGGACGCATCCCCACAGGCTAGGCAGTGGCTTGCCACATACGCATCGGCAGACTGCTGCTTTACATACTCCGACTGGGCAGGAGGGGTTTTGCAAGAGCAGGGCGGGGGGAGAATCAATTATCTGGGCAGCGCACCTCCTTCTGCCCACCCGGCCTACCAGCCTATAGAAGATAAAGATGCCCACAAGAAAAAGTATGGGATCGATCCCGAGTATAAAATCATCGGCACGGTCATGCGTAACCAAAGACGCAAGCTATACCCCGATCTATTTGAGGCGTTCAAGAAGTTCCTCGACAACTCCGATGACAAAAAGTACTATTTATACTGTCACACCAGCTATCCCGACTTGGGGTGGAACATACCAGAACTACTACAGGAACACGAGCTATCGTCGCATGTGATGTTTACCTATATATGCAGTGAAACCGGAAAACCTTTCCCGTCCCTGTTCAAGGGTGCCGTTGCTGAGTCACCCTACACTGGGAAGTTTGGAGCTTCCCTGTCCAGCGTTAAGCAGGGAGCCAGCTATGAAGACCTAGCCTCTATTATCAACTTGTTTGATGTTTATGTGCAATATGCCAACTGTGAGGGGTTTGGCTTGCCCCAAGTAGAAGCCGCAGCTTGCGGAGTCCCCGTTATGGGAACAGACTATTCGGCTATGGAAAGCGTGATCCGCAAACTAAAGGGAGTCCCTATTACACCGAAGGGGACGTACAGAGAGCTTGAAACCGGATGTTTTAGGGCTGTACCAGACAACGACTTGGCTGCTCAAAAGTTCAAAGAGTTTTTTGACCAACCAAAGAGCATGAGAAGACGAGCAGGGCACGAGACGTACAAGGCGTTCATGGAGCACTACCAGTGGCACCTTTCTGGAAAGCGTTGGGAAGATTTTTTTGACAGCGTGGACGTAGGCAGTCAGAACCCGGACTGGTACTCCGCTCCTAGGATACGATCTCCAGAGCCAAAGCCCACAGACTTTCCCCAAGACATCTCTCATCATCAGCTTAGCCAGTGGTTAATTTCACATGTTCTGTGTGAGCCTGAAAGGTTAAATACATTTTTTGAATCCAGACTTTGCAGAGACTTGCTTTACCGTAGTGCCACTGGCTCTACGGGAGGGATGTACTTTAATGAAAGCTCTGCTGCCTTCGAAGGGAATAATACTAGGCAGCCATTTAATCTCGACATAGCCTACGATCATTTGTCCAGCCTTTGTAACAGAAGAAATCAATGGGAACAACGAAGATGGGAAAAGGTAAACAAAACGCCATGAAGGTATTATACATAGGTCACTATCGAGAAGATACCGGATGGGCACAGGCGGCGAGAGATTATATCCTAGCAATGGACTCGGTTGGGATAGACGTGGTGTGCAGAAATGTCACGCTGACACAGTGGAGCGAAGACATCCCCCAAAGGATAAAGCATTTGGAAAGCAAGAACTCCGAGGGCTGCACCGCATGTCTCCAGCATGTATTGCCGCACCACTTGGTTGGCACCCAGCTTATGGACAAGAATGTAGCTTTATTTGTATCAGAATCGGCAAGCATCAAGCCAAATAATTGGTTTGTTCATCTGCAACAAATGGGGGAGGTCTGGGTTCCCAATACAGAAATGAGAGACACTTTTGTTGAGGAGAATCTTCTTCCGCCAGACAGTATAAGGGTCGTGCCTTATGCTTTTGACCTCTCCAAGTATAAACAGCCGCACAAAGATATGCGCATCCCCGACGCCGACTCACGGTTTAGGTTTTATTACGTTGGAGATGTCAACGATAGAAAAAATTTAGTCTCCGTGATTAGATGTTTCTACAGTGAATTCGACAAATCTGAACCAGTTTCGTTGATTCTTAAAGTCGGCAAGTTCGGACAGTCCCCTGCGAATATAGACGCCGCAATTCATCAGTTGTGTGGCAACATGAAAAGCAGACTAAGAATGTACAGGAGCACAGAAGACTACCCGCCCATTACGGTAATCAGCAACAGGCTCGCGGAAGACGAGCTAAACGCCCTGCATCAGTATGCTGATTGTTTTCTGTGCCCATCTCACGGTGAGGGTTGGTCACTACCATCTTTTGATGCGATGTGCTTCGGAAATACTCCAATTTGCAGCAACACTGGCGGCCCACGCGAGTTCATTAACTCCGACAACCCGAACACAGGCTCTCTAGTGGACGGACAACTGGGAGTCTGCGACTGCAACGACGCCGCATTTCCAGATATTTTTACTGGTAGAGAAGAATGGTTTATACCCGACGAAAGTAAGTTCAAAAAAGAAATGCGATACTACTACGAAAATCGGGAAAGTATAGACAGAGATGAAGGCCTACAGCAGGGAGAGAAGTTCTCATACGAGAAGGTTGGCAATCAAATAAAAGAATATCTGGGAGGATAGCATGTTTAGTGGATACGAAGGGAAGAATTTTATAGACGGCCAATGGCTAGAGAATGAGTCCCGAGGGTTTGCCAAGATAGATCCGTGTACCGGAGAGGAAATGGCCTGCTTTCCGCAGTCCTCTCCCGCCAGCGTTTCGTTGGCGTGTGAGTCGGCTAGGCAGGCTTTTGATGGATGGAAAAAGCTAAGCCGTGTCAATCGTGCAGAGTACCTGTTCCGGGTAGCCAAGATTCTTGAGAGAGACCTAGAAAAATTTGCTACAGCCATTTCCATGGAAACGGGGAAAAACTACAACGAGTCTGTGGCCGAGGTTAATGAAGCCCTACACATGGCCCAGTACGCCTTTGGCACTGGTCGTATGCCACACGGTGAAGCCTTAGCCTCTGAGATACCAGAGAAGGATGCCTATATGCTGCGCAAGCCCAAGGGCGTAGTGGCAATCATTAGCCCGTGGAACTTTCCTCTTGCCATCGGAGCATTCTGGTGTGCTGCCCCAGCATTAGTAGAGGGCAACACGATTGTTATTAAGCCTAGCGAAGACGCCCCCCTGAGCACTGAGCTTGCGGTGAAAGCCTATGAAGAGGCTGGGATTCCTGCTGGGGTATTAAACCTTATTCATGGAGATGGAGAGGTAGGAGACTGTCTCGCTAGAAACGAACATATTGACCATATCTGCTTTACCGGTAGCGCAGAGGTTGGTCAACACATTCGAAGGGTGTGTGCGGACAGTTGGCACAAGACATGCTCTTGCGAGATGGGAAGCAAGTCAGCGGTAATCCTTTGTGAAGACGGAAACCTAGACCTTGCTGTGTCAGCAAGTGTCGCAAGCTCATTCAACCGATCGGGACAGAGGTGTGTCTCGGCGGGAAGATTAATCATACACCGCAGTTTGTATGACGCCTTCTCAGAGGAGTTCAGTAAATATGCAGTACAAGTAACCCCCGGACCACCGTTTCTTGACGGCGCCCCAAGTTCTTTGTCCTATATGGGGCCGCTTATTAACAGCAATCAACTGGATCGAGTTAAAGCATTCAACCTCTTGGCTATCGAAGACCCCGACACAGAGGTACTCGTGTCTCCAGAGTATTTTTCTCCGGGCTACTATGCGTCACCAATGGTATACAAAACAGAGTGGAGAGACGCTCCCTTCCTAAAGAACGAAGTGTTCGGGCCACACGTTGCCATCATTCCGTTTGATGACATTGACCACGCTATTAACATTTACAACGATACCGACTATGGCTTGTCGGTGGGAATAATTACGGAGAACTTCAAGGTAGCAAGGAGAATGCGTGATGAATGTGATTATGGCCTTGGCTATTGGAACGGTGGGAGTATTGCTGCCGAGAGTCATTTGGGATTCGGTGGAGTGAAGAAGTCTGGCAATGGACTACCATCTGCCGCAAGAACTGTCAGAGCAGTAACTCATGAAGTGGCATGGACCGTCAATCACGATGAAGAATTAAGCTTTCCGCAGGGCATGAAATGAATAGGATTCTTGTATGTGAACCAGAATTTTTCAACATCAACTATGAAATAAATTCTTGGATGAACGTCGACAACAAAGTAGACGAGGCAAAAGCTCGGAGACAGTGGGACGGAATGATAGAATGCCTTGTGGACAGTGGGGCCAAAATAGAACATATACAACCAGACCCCAACTTCCCCGACATGGTTTTTACCGCCAACGCGGGGCTAGTTAGAGGGAACAGAGTGGTTCTTTCTAACTTCCGTCACGGGGAGAGGAGGGGAGAAAGAGATCTTTTCAAACAGTGGTTCTTAGATCGAGATTATGATGTTATTGAATTGCCAGAAGATATATCGTTTGAGGGTGCGGGAGATGCAATGTTTTTCAACGACGTGCTCTTCATCGGGTGCGGATTAAGGACAAACCGCAGAGCACATCCCATTATAGCTGAAGCTCTGGGTGTAGATTATGTGTCCTGCGATCTGGTCAACCCTTATTTTTATCACTTAGACACCTGTCTGTTCACGACAGATGATCAGTTTGTCTATTACGACGAGGCCTTTACGCATTCTTCATTGTACGAAATGCTAACCAAGGTTATAGAAGTGACTATGAAAACTAACAACAGTGTTAATATATGTCCGGTAAATACGACCCAAGCAAAACAGTTCATATGCAACAGCATAAAAGTTCAGCACAGAATAACCACTCCCGCATACAACCATGATAATATTTTCTCTAGCGACACGTTCAATTGTGACGTGTCCGAATTTATAAAAGCCGGAGGAGCAGTGAAATGCCTGACTCTCGAATTATAGAGGGCCTGTCTCAATACATACTGACAGACGGGTTCCATGTTGTTGTGGACCCCGACAAGAGCAAGGGGTCTTGGATCGTCGATGCTGAATCGGGGAAAAAGTACCTCGACTGCTATTCCCAGTTTGCGAGTCAGGCTTTGGGATGGAATCATCCCGCCCTTGTTAGTGCCCAGTCTCATCTGGGGAAGGTGGCTATGCACAAACTGGCCAACAGCGACATGTACTCTCAAGAATACCACGACTTTGTAGAACGATTTGCGTCTACCACCCGCGACTTTGACCATTACTTTTTTATCGAGGGTGGCGCGCTGGGGGTGGAGAATGCAATCAAGGCGGCTTTTGACTGGAAAGCAAAAAGGATGGGAATTTCCAGCGCAGAGGCGGTTAACAAGATGGACGTAGCACATATGTATCAGGCGTTTCACGGAAGAACTGGATACACACTGTCCATGACTAACACCGACCCGGTAAAAACAAAGCTCTTCCCAAAACTTAACTGGACGACAATGTGCAATCTTGATGCCTTGAGACAGTACATACATGGAAACACTGCGGCCATAATCGTAGAACCGATACAAGGAGAAGGTGGTGACAATCATTTTGACCCTGCATTCTTTGTAGAGTTGAGAGATCTAGCCGACAAATACGGAGCGATGCTGATCTTTGACGAGGTACAGACAGGGCTTGGCCTTACAGGAGAGATGTGGGCCTACGAACACTTTGGCGTTATACCCGACATGATGTGCTTTGGCAAGAAGACACAGGTCTGCGGGTTTTGTTCAACCAAGAGGATTGATGAGGCGCCCAGCAACGTATTTAACACTAGCAGCAGAATTAATTCCACTTGGGGTGGCAACATAGTGGACATGGCAAGGTTTCGACACATAATAGACGCAATAGAAGAAGAAAACTTGGTACATAACGCTAAGACGGTTGGGCAACATCTAATATGGAACTTGCGAACTGTCGATGGTCTGGACAATGTTAGAGGCCAAGGGCTAATGATTGCCTTTGACTTGCAGAATGAAAAGGAAAGGGATTTAGTTATGTCGCTGATGCAAAGAACAATGCTCGCCCTGAAGTGCGGACATAAATCTATCAGGTTAAGGCCCGCCCTTACCTTTTCGATGAAAGATGCCGACACGGCCACTGAGATTATAGCCAAGGCTGTACGCCAAGGAGGGGGTGAACAATGAGCCAAACGATGAACATACTCAGGAGGGCACTGGGCAGACCAGAAAAGCTAAACATACTTACATTTCCAACACATGAAAGATACGAAACGCAACTGTGCAAAACGGGCCATAATTTTTATGCCTTTACAGGTGATGGCATTAAAGACTGGAATATCGACTTCGCCCCAGTTCCTGACAATTATCACATCCTGCCAAAAAATTCAATATACCAAGGGATAAGATATGACATGATTTTGGTTCAAAGCAAGTTTGGTCAATTCCAAGCCGCCCAAGCCATCAATGAAAGGATAGGAGTGCCCTTGGTTATTCTGGAGCACACCATGCCCATAACCCAGTTAAATCCAGAGCACGTAGAAGCATCCAGAGGATGGGTTGGAGACATTAACGTGTTTATATCTGAGTTCTCCAGAGACGACTGGTCGCTGAGAGGAAGCCCCCAGACTGAAGTCATTCACCACAGTGTAGACACCAGCCTATTTCAGCCGCTTGACATTGCAAAGTCTCCCCATGTCCTGACAGTCGCAAACGATTTTGTCAACAGGGACTACTGTCTTAATTACCGTGGATGGGAACGTATAACTCAGGGACTAAAAACTAAGCTGGTAGGAGATACCGAGGGGCTGTCGGAAGCAGCGGCCTCTATAAAGGATCTGGTAAATGAATACAATGAGGCTCAAGTCTTCTTGAATACATCTACCTTAAGCCCAATTCCAACCGCCCTATTGGAGGCTATGTCCTGTGGATGCGCCGTGGTTACTACCGAGACCTGCATGATACCGGAGATCATCAAGCACGGGGAAAATGGGATGATGTCAAATGACGAGAAAGAACTGAGAGATTACATTGAGCAGATCATTGAAGACGACGACCTGAGAAAGAGACTAGGGGCAGCGGCCAGAGAAACTATCTTAAACGACTTCTCTGAAGAAAAGTTTAAAGACAATTGGAACAAAGTATTCGACATGGCATATGAGGTGATAAAATAATGAAAGTACACATAGTGAGTCCCGACGAAGAGCATGTCGGAGGATACCAAAGGGCAGAGATAAAAGACGGCAAGTTTGATTTAGAAGTGTTCGCTGATAATGAATGCTCGTTTATTCTGGCTAGTGATTGTTTAGATCTGCTGGATTACGAGCAAGTCAAACTCTTCCTAGTAAAGATTCGCCAGAAGCTCAGAATGGGCGGCTCGGCGGTTGTGGGGGGGACAGACATAAGGCTCTTGTCCAGATATATTATTAACGGCTCTATCGATACAGAGTCTGCCAACAGCTTACTATTCAACAAGAGATCATGCACAGACATGAGCCTTGTAAACGACATGCTCAGTGAGCTAAGCCTTAGAATAGCATCAACCAAGATAGCTGGAGTACATTATGAAGTCGAAGCCCTCAGAGAGGTCGCTCCAAACTAGCTGCCAGCTATGTCAGTTCGCTATCTACGATAACGACACTAGGCTGGGAACGAATAGTAGTCGCGGGAAGACCCAAACTGGGTGTCATGCAGGCCGGTTAGAGCAACTCAAAGAATACGCGGTAGAAGCCTACAACGAAGGTGGTGAGGAGGAAGGCGTCACCATCCCCCCTCAAGAGTTTTACGTGATGGACTGCGTATGCAATATGTTCCGCCAGCCAAGCTGGAACGGCGGTGCTAGGGATGTAGGATTGGCTAGAGCGGAAATCGAGCCGTTGTTTTCTGTCATTATTGACACCGAGTCTTCCAAAGCAGAAGATATAAAAACGACAAGCGACTCTCTTGTGGGCATAACCTACACGAAGAAAAAAATAGCCGCTGTATTTTCGGTGGGCGTAAAAAACACGAAGCTTAGGAAGGCAATAACAGAATCCTTTGGGAAGCTACAAGGCGCTGGATATAGGCCTCAAATTGTTATGTCAGCAAACAAGAAAGATAGAGAACTAGACTCGTTCAGAAGGGCTGCGGGGGGCACATACTTCGTCAAGGAGAAAGCCGGAGTAGAAATTCCAAGCACTCTCTTTGAGGATATCGATCACGCCCTAAATGAAGACATGGTGAGGGCCGTTGTCTTCAGACGTGAAGGTGTAAATGTAATTTCCCTTCCCGCCTATGCCGTCAGAGGAGCAAATCACGAAACCTACGAAGAGTTTAAGGCTTCGGTATGCGTCGAAGCTAAAAGCGCGGGTCTATACACCGAGATTTAATGAGAAAACGCACAAGACACATAATTTCTCCGCAAGGTGATAAAGGAGATAACACGCGGAGTGAGGAATTAATTACGGTAATTCTCCTGTCCGAGAAGGCGGGGCGTAGAATGAAATCATATGGCCCTACGCCGCTCATTCGCTTGGGAGACTCTACGCTTTTAGACAAACAGATAGAGGCGATTCGAAGCGTATTCATAAACTATGAAATAATAATATGCGCTGGGTTTGACTGCGATAGAGTTGTCAAATATGTCAGGGATAAGTACGCAAGAATGCCCATCAGAATAGTGGAGAATCAAATACATCATCACTCCAATTGCTGTGAAAGCTCTAGGCTATGCCTCAACAACACAACGAATAGCAAAGTACTACTGTGTAATGGCAGCTTGCTCTTTGATAGCAGAGTTTTGTCATTGGCGATGAACGATGGCTCCTATGTGATTTCCGAATGCGAAGAGTCAAAATTCAGCAACCTAGAAGTCGGGATGACTATAGGCGAGAACGGACATACTAACAATTTTTGCTATGGACTGGACAACATCTGGTCGGAAATTGTTTTCTTAGATGGCGAGCCTATCATTGAGACCTTTAGAAAAATAGTATCCTCCGTGGACTACAAGAACAGATTCGTTTTTGAGGCTCTGAACAACTTAAATAAAACTAAACATAAGCTGAAGGTAGTATCTAACGACCAAGCTCCAGTGATAAAGATAAACAACATCAAAACATATCACGAGGTTCGAAAAAATTATGCAGGCGCTAATACAAAACTACGCAACCCCTAATTCTACAGAACCGCTGTATGTTAGTGAGTGCTTAAATGCCATAGATGATTGCAAGGCCACCGTTTGGAACAGTAATCAAATAAGTGCATTTGATATATTTGACATAGTGCGGCCAGACGTTTTTATCACACACTACAGAATGCTGTCAAACGACCTGATAAAATATTTGTCGGGCAGCAAGATAGAATGCGTATTCAATATAACCGACGCGCAACAGGATCACATTGACCAGTTAGATGAGGTTTTTCGTAATCACAAGATAAAATGCCCCTTTATATTCACAAACCAGCCCCGACTATTTAACACGCTATTACAAAGAAAGACAAAGCTTATAAGCGTTATGCATGGGGCGGATATATTTTTACCCTCACAGGGAATAACGTTGCCAGAATATCAACTAGAAATGGGCCTAATTACCAACTACAAGTGCGACACAGAGAGGCTGAACAAACTCCTTGGACACTACTCCTGCTATCACACCCTGTCTACAGATCAAGAGCTATCAAACCATGTAGATATCAGTACGTCTGCTATGCCCATGTATGCGATCTACGACAGATATAAAAAAATGATCATTACTCACGAGTCTAATTACATCCCCCAGTATTTCTTCGACTCGTTGCTGTATGGCAATGAAACCTATTATTTAACAAGGCATTCGGGCCAACAGGAAAAAACCAACGGCGTTATTAAAGAAATACTACAGACAAAGTGTTCGCTAGCATGCGACCACGATGAAATTGAGAAGGGGAAAATAGACTTTGCCAAGCTGCGTAATCAATTGCTGACCAAGCACACCTGCGCCAACAGGGTGAAAAGAATACTTTCCAGATTGTCATGCAATGTTTTAGCGGATAAGCTCGACAATTTAGCTAAGGAGATGGTTCATGATAACGGTAGTGCTTAACGGTTTCAAGAGGGCGCACACCCTTGAGGAGCAATACGAGGCCATACAGAATCAAACAGTAGACGACATAGAAGTTCTGTTTTGGGGCAATGTTGTTGGTGACGACGCTCCAGATTTCCCCGGAAAGATTATAAGCAAATGCACATCTGCGATAGCGAACAAAAATCTAGGCACTTGGGGAAGGTTCGCCTTTGCTCTTCACGCCAAAAGAAAATACGTTTGCGTGATGGATGACGATACTATTCCCGGCACAAAGTGGTTTGAAAACTGCCTAAACACCATGGAAACTCACAGGGGAGTGCTAAGCACCAGAGGGTGCATAATGACAGAGGCAGACAACATGTATCCATTCGAGGGGAGCTACGAAGCTGTTGGTTGGGGAGATCCAAATCCAGAGCCAGTTAGGGTTGACATGGGGTGTCATTGCTGGTTCTTTGAAAAAGAGTGGCTTAGGGCTTACTGGGCAGAAATGCCTCCCGAGCTTCCGATGAACTTTGGAGAAGATACTCACATCTCTTTTGCAACCAAAAAGCATTTTGGACTACACACGTATGTTCCTCCTCACCCTGTAGACGATCAGGAAATGTGGGGGTCTAAGCCTGAAACTGGCTTTAAGTATGGAGAAGATGGAAATAGCATTTCCGAATCTCCCGGCGGGTGCCAAAGGATGAACTCGTACTGGAATTATGTCAGACAGCAGGGATATAAAACCATCTGGGAGGAGCAAAATGGTTGACACAGTACTCAAGGGGGGCTTCACACAGCACGTATTCTTTTTCCTCAACCTGATAGAGAGTAGAGTAAACTTTGCGCTGGCCCGATATGGAGACGGGGAGCTAGCAATTATACAAAATAAAGACATCGGGAAGGATACGCAGGCATTCAACACAGACGGCTGGTGTTTTGACGGCTCCAATTACGACAGCGTATTCGTTCAAGACATAAGAAAGTCATTATCCCACCAAGAAGATAACTACTTTTATGGCATAGTTTGCTCATGCTGCCACGGAGAAGATAAGGTCGATGCGTATTTAACCATGCTGGACACGTCACGCATAACCTATGCCAACGTTTTTGTAAACTCAAACTTCAGAATATTTATGAGCTATATGATGAAACGGCTGGATAGAGAAGTAGTGCTGGTGGCAAACGAGAAGGGCAAGGGGAAGCAGTACCCAATCTCCACGGTAGACCACATGTGGGTAAAGGACGATTGTGTTAACTGGTACAATGCAAACAAAGGCGAGATCGTTAAGGAGGCAGAATCTTTGGCTGGCAATCACTCCGACAAGCTTTTCCTTATCGCGGCTGGTCCCTTGGCGAACATATTGGTCGATAAAATGTATAGCCACAACCCCAATAATTGCTACATAGATGTAGGCTCATGTTTTGACACCACGACAAAGGAACAATACTCCAGACCCTACCAGAACCCGAATACGTTTTTTGCAAACTTGGTGTGTAAATTCTAAAGGTGACCGATGATTTCCATAGTTATGGCCTACAAAGACAGGCGTGACCAGATCATTCACACCCTGAACAGCATACGGTGTCAGGGTCGCAATGATGTGGAAGTAATAGCTGTTGATGATTGTAGCATTGAGCCTATAGAAGACCTAACCGACACCTACGACTTTCTAAAAGTGGTAAAAATTACTGAAAAAAAACACAAGAACCCGTGCATAGCTTACAACGTAGGGTTTTCCCAAGCTGTGGGGGACGTGATCATCATTCAAAATCCAGAATGCACACATGTAGGGGACTTAATATCAAAGGCGGCCAAAGCTGTTACAAACGATAATTATCTTTCGTTTGCCTGCTATGCTATTACCGACAGGGGGCACTCCGAAGCATTTGCTGAGGCGGTACAAAGCTCAGACTGGGGCGGCTACTACACGGACTCCCAAAAAGCGAGGGAGATTGTGGCCACCATGCCCCAGCGAGGCACGGGGTACGGAGGACTTGGATGCTGGTATAATCATTCCGTACACGGTGCTCGGCATTTTCATTTTACAACGGCTATCGCAAGGCACAACCTAGAAGATCTATGCGGATTTGACGAAAGGTTCGCAGACGGAATGGACTTTGACGATGACGAACTTTTGATGCGGATACGGAGAAAGGGTCTTGAGATCACTCCAGTAGACGACCCCTTCTCTGTACATCTATGGCACACCACCCCCTATACTGAATTTGTAGTAGACGGGAAAGTCATGTCTTGGCAGGAGATGAGCGCTAGAAATCACAGATTACTTGTAGCTGCGCAAACTGAAACTGGATGGAGAGCAGATCGAAATGAATATTATAACCCTCACAGGCATTAGGCCAGACTTCATTAGGATGTCCGAAGTGTTCCGCAAGCTAGACGCGGAGCCTTCTGTAAACCATATACTTATTCATACCGGGCAGCATTTCGACTCCCTTCTGTCGGGTGTGTTCTTTGAAGAATTAGACATAAGAACCCCAGATTATAACCTAGAAATAGGTGGTCCGGGCAAGGAACACTTCCATCAAAGTGCAGAGCTAACCGTGAAGCTGATAGAATTAATCAGAAAAGAAGAACTTGATCCACACTGGATTGTATTCTTGGGCGATTCTAACTCTGTCATGATCGCGCCCTCCCTGAAGAAGGAAGGCTACAAGGTGGCACACATAGAAGCCGGAATGAGGTCCAGAGACAGGAGAATGCTAGAGGAAATCAACAGAATTGTATGCGACCACTCTAGTGAACTTTTATTTACCTATCACGAGGATTATACCGAGAATCTCTGTACGGAGGGGATACCTAGGCACAAAACGCTGTGTGTTGGAAACACCATAGTAGAAGTAGCCAACAGATTTAAGCCAGAAATTTGCGAAAAGCCCAAAAAAGAAGACTTCATCTTGCTGGACATACATAGGCCAGAAAATTTCAAAGACCCTGCGAGGCTACAGGCTATATTTGACATCACGCAAATGCTCTCCGACATCTACGGGCTGCCGTGCATCTCCCTTCAGTTTCCTCGCACCTACTCCTTTGTTTCACAGTTTGGGATTGACACGGGATCGACACAGCCCGTTGAGTTAATGCCTTATAAAAAGTATCTCAGTTCGGTGTATCACGCCAAATTTCTGATATCAGATTCAGGAACCGCCCAAGAAGAGCCAGCGCTATTCAGGACTCCGGTGCTAGTCCCGAGAGAATTCACAGAAAGGCCTCAGTCTTACCATGCATTTTGTTCTAGAAAACTACACACGTCCTCCCTCCATGTCTCGGAAGACACCCTTCGCTACATAGATAGCGCGGGGCAAAAAATGAATCCTCGCTGGCTTGGAGACGGGAGGGCTAGCGAGAAAATATCAACCGCAATTACGAGAGGGTTACGATGACAATGACTACTGGGGCAAGAAAACCCGTGGTGGCTGGATTTTCCCAGCTTAGAAACGAGCTTTCTAAAGGAAATCTAGTAAGCTGGATGAGGTGCATGCAGGAGGTGTGCGACTACGTTTACATTTACGACCACGCCTCTGACGATGGCAGTGTTGAATACTACCACGAGTTCGATAACGCACATGTAATAGCGTCAGACGTAAACAGGCACGCCGTAGAAGGGTCAGATCTATTCGGTAAAAAACTCCTGCTGGAAAAACTTCTAGCCGAACATCCAGAGGTTGACTGGATCTTCTGGATGGACGGTGATACCATGTTAGATGGCAGGCTGCTAAAGGATGAAGGAAAATTGTTTAGCTCCTTGCTAATGGAGGGCGACAAACTCGGAGCGGAATGTATATCCTTGGGACACTACAACCTGTGGAGAAGCGATACGTATTATAGAATAGATTCGGCCTTTCACAGGCTTCACCATTTCGGCGTAAATACCCTGTGGAAAAACAACGGGAACTTGCGCTTTGACGACGAAGGGGGCCTTCATCAGGATCAGTTCCCCCACGGAATGGTTCCATTCGACAGGCCTTCTGACACCCCTGTCGATTCAGAGGATTTCTCTACACTCGCGTGGAGAGGGTCCATAAACGGCTTCGAGCCAAGCCTCATCCACAGGGGCTTTGCTACAGACGAGCAAATTCTGGAGAAGTACTTTTTTTACGGGAGCATGGGACAAGAGGGGTGGGATTTATTCAGACTGGTGTACGAAGACGAACTGCGGGTTGGGCAATTATTCAACGACATTTTGCCGGAATGGTTCGTGGTTAACGATCCTGAGAACCCCATAAATAAAAAAAAGCTGGGTGAACTAAACGACCTTCGGATGGGGGCGACTGGCGTTACACCGGTAAAACAGCCGCCACTCCACGGCCCCGAAAGCTAAAGGAGAGCTTATCGATGCATACATTCGACGGCACTCTTGAAATAACGACAAACATCTTGGAAAGGGGATGTTCTGTAGCGTGCAGAATCTGTCCACAAGAGCTATTGTCCAACAGGTATAAGAACCAAAAAATTAGACATCTGTCGTTTGAAGATTTCGTCACAATATTACACAAGACACCAAAAACATATAGGATTGATTTTTCAGGATACGCAGAGCCATTTTTGAATAAAGATTGCTCTAGAATGATAAAATACACCAATGATGCCGGTTATTTAATGTCCTGCTATACGACATTGGTAGGCGCCAACTTAGAGGATGTTGAATTATTAGCGACAATGAACTTTTCCCTTGAAAAAAACTGCCCACTACACATACATCTTCCAGATAAAGATGGCGTAATGCCAGTAAAGATCACCAAAAAGTACAAGAAGGTTATTAAAAGCTTGTTTGACAAGCACTTGCCCTTCGTTAGCTTCATGACGATGGACTATGAAGGAGAAGTACACCCAGAAATCCGCGAACTGCTCGGCAGCAATTTAGATAAGTTTCAGCCAGTCACAAGAGGAAATAATTTAGATGATGGCCCCGACATGGTTGAGGGCGAAGTGCGTAATGTTGAACGAATCAATGGGCCAATTTGTTGTAGAACAATGCCCAAATTAAATCATAATGTTGTTTTGCCAAATGGCGATGTGCAATTATGCTGCATGGACTATGGTTTAAAACATAGGCTTGGCAATTTAATTCAAGAAAGCCATGACGACCTCTTTGTAAGTGACGAATTTATTCGACTGAAGCGCCTAATGGAAAACGATACCGGCAAAATGGACAACGACATCTTATGCCGCACCTGTGAAATAGCCATGCGATTTGACTCCCCATGTTAGAAGAAAACTTTAAACACAAGGTGTTCGTTACTGGAGTATTTGGGTCAGGGAAAACATATTTTTGCCAAAACTTTGTGGAGAAGGGAGGTAGTCACCGGTATATTGCCTTCGATATGCACTATGATTACTCCGGCAAAACCCTCGATCCAGTGTATGACGAGATGGAGAGGCACGATAAATTCATAATTGATGCACTGCCTAGAAACGACACGCGGGAGGGTGGAGAGAGGTTTATAGACTACTATTTGAAAAATCAATGTACGATTATCTTGATAAAGTGTAACTTGGACACTTGGCTGGGCAGACTGCGCTCAAAGGCGTGGTACAGACAGCAAGACCAAGATCACTATGAGAAGTGTTACGAAGAATTTTACAATGAGTGGGTAGATGATGTGTTGATAAACTCTCCCATCGAAGGTAAAATAGCCATTCACGACAGCAGTACCAATCAACCTGAAGTCTGACAGGGGAGTTTCTAGCCATGGTTCCGTCCAATGATAACCAGCCTCAGTGGAGATCAACTAAGAGAAAGTTGCAACTTCAAGAGCATATTGATCAACAGGAGTACGACAAAAACTATCAAGATATAGAGGTTTTAAATTTTGCAGGATATTCTAACTCCCGCGAATCTTGGAGTAGAATATCAAACTTTGGTATTGACTGGCAGGGCAAAGTTGTATGCGACTTGGGATGTTTTCACGCCTACTTTGGAATTAAAGCGCACAAGGAAGGCGCTAAAAAAGTGATCGGTCTGGACACAACCCTGCCAGCAATAGAAACAGCTAGGCTGATCGTAGAAACAGTCGGAATAGAGATGGAGTTTTTACACTGGTCTGCTGGTGAAGACGTGCCAGCATGCGACATCGTTCTGTGTCTGAACATGTTGCACCACTGCCCTGATCAAGAGCGCACATTGTCTAAGATGGACTGCGGCCACGCAGTATTTGAGATCAATACGGATCAAATATCGACGGTAGAAAAATATTTCGAACCCTTGGCAGAGTTGCCATCCCACAGAGAGAATTCGGCAGATTCGACTAAAAGAATCCTCCTGTACGCCAAGAAAAGAGACGTTGGGCTAGAGGAGCCAGTCCCAACTGTGCGGACAGTGGACATAAAGCAAGAGAAACAACGGCAAGAAGAGCAACAAGAGGAAGAGGCGAGGCAAGAAGAAGAGGCGAGGCAAGAAGAAGAAGCCAGACTTAAGGCGGAAGAAGCCAGACTTAAGGCGGAAAAAGCTCAGAGGAAAGCGCGGTGGAACAACGGGAAAACTGCTCATTTCTATTGGGACGGAAGCCCTCTCTCGTTTCTACATTCCTTAACTATTCGAAGCTTTCACAGACATAATCCAGATTGGCACATCAAAATCCACACACCTCACGCGGCGCAAAGGTTTGAGGGGGCAAAGACGTGGGGAACCAGTGAGCAAACCGGAGTATACTCGGGAACCGACTACTGGCCACACGTCAAGAACATGAGCTTTGTCGAAATATGCCCGATAGACATGGCGGAAGCCTTTGGGTTCCCCAATGATGTTCCAGAGGTGTTCAAATCAGATTTCTTGAGGTGGCATTTACTGCACGATGAAGGTGGCCTGTGGTCAGATTTTGATATTTTGTATGTCAAGCCCGTAGAGGCGGTAATTAATACCGACGACGTAGATGTCGCCATCACGATGAGAGGGACGGGAAGACATCACCATCACATCATAGGTTTTTACATAGCTAAGCCCAAGACTTCCTTTTTTAAACATGTGGCAGACCGGGCTAGTGGTGCATCACAAAGCTTCAACCGAGGAGGATATCAAAGCCTTGGCAGTCATTTAATAGGAAAAGTCTATCAAACGATAGAAGCTTGTATGGCGGAAGCAGAAACAGGTGGCGAGGGCGGCTTGAATCTTGTTAACCTGCCAATGAGTGCAATATATCCTTTTGATTCATCCCCCGGAAGCATATCCAATTTACTAAATGGGTCTTACGACAATACGGTGGGCCACATAAAGGACGACACAATAGGCATTCATTGGTACAACGGACATCCATCGGCCAAGACGTACATTAGTAACTTTGAAAACGGGTTACGGTCCTTTTGCTCAGACGGCTCCGAGCCAAAGCAGCAGACCACCCTTTTAACTCACCTCTCTCAGGATTATTTGGAGTATATTATATGAACATATTAATTGTGGGAGGGGCTGGCTATATCGGAGGCTACCTGACAGACTCCTTTCATGACAACAATGTTTTGGTATACGACAACCTTCTGTATGAAAACATGTACCTGAAGGACGTGGCCTTTAGATTTGGTGACGTTAGAGATACTGACAATTTGTCAAACACAATCAAGGAGTTCAAGCCAGATGTGGTTATATGGCTTGCTGCTATCGTGGGAGATGGAGCCTGTCAGATTAACCCAGTTCTGACAGACGAAGTAAACTACGAGTCCGTAAAGTGGATCTGCGATAATTACTCGGGGAAAATTATATTCACCTCTACTTGCTCTGTATACGGGGTTAACAACGACCTTATTGATGAATCAGCTATACCTAATCCGCTTTCTGTCTACGCATCAACCAAGCTGAAGGCAGAGCAATACTTGTTATCAAACCACGAAGACTGCTTAATATTCAGGTTAGGCACTCTGTACGGACTAGGAGATCTGCACTCAAGAATAAGATTAGATCTTGTGGCCAACATATTAACTCTCAAGGCTACTCTAGGAGAACCTCTGTCGATATTCGGAGGCGAACAGTGGAGACCGTTGCTGCACGTCAGAGATGTGTCAACAGCCATCAATCATGGTCTAGACAATAATATCAAGGGTTTGTTCAATTTACACGGAGAAAACCACACGATCAAAAATCTTGCAGAAAAGGTTGTGGAAAGTGTGGCTTCCGATGGTATAATCAACTATATAAACATGCCGTTTGAAGACTTGAGGAACTACCGGGTTACATCTGACAGGTTTAGGGGCACCGGCTGGGTGCCGCAATATACTTTAGAAGACGGTATCGCCAGTTTGTCAAAATTAATTGGCGAGAACAGAATCAAGAACACGGACAATACCTTATTCTCTAACGAGAAGTTTTTGAAGGAGAAGGATCTTGGATAAGCCGGATATCGAAAACGGAGGGATTGCCTTTGACGACAGGGGCAGCGTCTCTTTTGTGAATGATTTCACATTCGCCACAGTCAAGCGATTTTATTCTGTTAGCAACATAAGAAAGAACTATATCAGAGCATGGCATGGGCACAAGAGGGAGGGCAAGTTTTTCCTCGTAACGCTGGGCCAGTTTAGAATCGGCACAGTTAATTTAGAAACGGATGAGGTGCAAGTAAGATACCTTAATGCCATGAAGCCACAGGTGTTGTACATACCTCCGGGGTACGCAAACGGCCTACAAAACCTAACCGAAGAAAATAGCCTGATGGTGTTTTCAACTTCCACCCTAGAGGAAAGCTTGGGGGATGACATACGCTTTCCGTGGGACAAGTGGGACATCTGGGGCATGGAGGACTACAGATGATACATGTGCTAGGCAGCGGGGGAATGCTCGGAAATTATGCGCTTAGATTTCTTAGCACGAAACATGAATGCGTGGGGCATACACGGCATTCGTTTGACGTGGTGAGAGACCTAGTGTATTTAGGAAAGCTGGGCCTACATACAGGAGATATTGTCGTTAACTGCATTGGCGTTATCAAGCCACAGATAGAAGCAACCGGAGAGCTAGACTCTTTTCTCGTTAACGGCTTCTTTCCCCGCATCTTATCAGACTATTGTGAATCACTAGGATGCACAATGTTTCATGTAACCACAGACTGCATCTATGACGGAAGCTTGGGCGCTTACAAGGAAGACGACGAAGCCACACAGCTTGACACGTATGGTCTTAGCAAAAGGCTTGGGGAGCCAGAAAACTGTTGCGTCATTAGAACATCCATCATAGGAGAGGAAAAAAATACCACAAGGTCTCTTGTAGAATGGGTTAAAAGCCAACGCGACGGCGAGGTTTTCGGATTCACGAACCATCACTGGAACGGAATCACATGTCTACAGTTCGCAAAGTGTATTGACAAGCTCGTACAGAGCAATCACCACTGGCGTGGCGTAAGACATGTTTTTACTCCTGACAGATATACTAAATACCAAATGCTAGCAATGATAAACGAAGTATTTGATCTAAACCTAACCATTAACGAAAAAAAGGCTGAACTTTACTGTGACAGAACTCTTGATTCTATCCACTTAACATCATCATTTCTAGACATACCGCCCCTCATGAAGCAGATTTCAGAAATGAAGGAGTTTGGCTGTGATTAGAGAGCTTCGAAAGGACGATTTAAACACAAGCTTTTTCAAGCTCCTATCTCAGCTAGGTGGTGGCACAAAAAACTTCCTTGGAAGGTTCGCCAAAAAACCTGACGTTCACGACCTTTGGTCTAAGTACCTATCTGGGATTGCCAGAACATTTGTTTTCATTCACGAGGATAAAATAGTGGGCGTGGCATCAATTCTCATGGAAGAAAAAATGCTAAAAGGAGGAAGCTCGGTGGGACATATTGAGGATGTTGTTGTTGACAAAACAGAAAGGTCTTTAGGGATAGGAAAAGCTTTGATTAGCCGATGCGTTGAAGCCGCAAAAGACTTTGGGTGCTACAAAGTTATCTTGGATTGCTCCGAGGAGAATATACCCTTTTACGTCAAGTGCGGATTCGCTCCGCACAGCTATTGCATGCGCCTTGATGCGGAGAACAATTAGCATGTGTGGCATATTTGGGTCAACAAATAAAAACTCCCTTCAGGACACGTACACAGGCCTTAAAAGGTTAGAGTATCGTGGATACGACAGCTTCGGCTACGCTGCAATTCAAGAGGGCAAGGTCAATGTAGCCAAACAATTAGGCCCGGTTGACGAGGCGGCGTTTAACGGTGATTATGAACAGGCAATCGGCCATGTTCGATGGGCAACCAATGGAGAAGTAACAGAGGAAAACGCACATCCTCAATCGGCAGGAACATATCATGTCGTGCATAACGGCGTGGTGGAGAATGCCCCGGCGGGAATGTTAGATACGAAGTGGATCGCAGACCTTCTAGATGAGCAGGGCGTGCTTCCTACTTGGGACACAATTGAAGGGGACAACGCGGTTATTGTTCTACATAGTGAGACTGAAGAGATATTCTGCTTTGCCCAAGGTAGCAAGAGGCTCTTTATCACAACCAACGGGTATGTCAGCAGTGACCTTAACGCCTTAGCAGGATTTGACACGAGGGCGTGGGTGCTAGAAGATAGCTTTTGCTCAATTCGCGGCATCGTAGAAGAGCTTGGGTGGGGCCAGCGCATCGTGGACGTACCCTCCGAATACAAATCTAAACTCAAGCCGGGACACAAGATGCTAATGGAAATAGAAGAGCAAGTCGGCTTAAAGAGCGGCAATTGGCCCACCATAGAACAAGACGTTGATATTATTGCAACAGGCAGCAGCCTTCACGCAGCCCTATTTGGGGCTTATGCTTTAGAAAAAGCCAAATCGATACAGGCGAGGTGCCTCCACGCCAGCCAAGCGAAATACAGATCGCTAGGAGCGAACCTGTTGGCAATCAGCCAGAGCGGTGAAACCAAGGATGTTATTACCGCCCTGAAAGACAAGGGTGACTTTACCTGCATTACAAACAACCCGTACTCTACACTGTACGACATGTCTGGCAGCCCAATAAGGATGGATGTGGGGCCAGAGGAAGCAGTAGCAGCCACCAAGACGTTTACTGCGTCATGCATGAAGCTGTGCCAAGCAGCAGGAATTTCCATGAACGGGCTAGAATACTACATACAGGACATACTAGACAGGGCTGACGAAATAAAAGAAATAGCCGATAGAATCATGGGCTATGACCACTTCCTATTTCTAGGGGACAGGCAGAATTACCCCATTGCAATGGAGGGAGCCTTAAAATTCAAGGAAGTGGCATATGTACATGCGGAGGGAATGCCCTCTTCCGAAATGAAGCATGGGCCAATAGCCTTGGTTGACCACCGTGTGCCAAGCCTGTTTGTGATGACCGAGGGATTTTCCCCAGAAACCCTGTCAAATATACAGGAAATCAAGTCAAGAAAGGGGTTCGTTGTTGTTATCACCCACCGCGCAGTGGAAAATGATTTGCTCTGGAAGGGGGTTGATATTGTTTTTTCCTGCAAGAATACGGGTGAACAATACTCCCAATCCTTGGTGCTAAACGTTGTCCTCCAGTTACTGTCGTACTATATAGCAGTAGGAAGAGGGATAAATCCCGATAGACCCAGAAACCTAGCCAAGTGCGTAACTGTATAAGGAATTAATATGAATTTAGGCGTTTACGTTAAGTCGCTTACCATCAGCGAAGAAATTGGGCATGCCGTAGAAAATATAAACGAGGGCATCGAGAAAGGACTGCTCAACGATGCCAGCATTTTCTATGACGACGTTGGCCCAAATCATTTGCAGATGAAGTGTGGGTGTTTTAATTCTGCCGATATATGGAATTTTACCGGCCACCTGATAGTTACTTCAGCAAAGCAGGCTTCGTCAGTTATCAATATAGTTAACAAGTTCAAGCTTATGTATTACTACAAGTGGCACAACGAAGACGACATGATGAACACCATAGGCGTGGTAAACCATCCTTTAGTAAAGACCATATGCCGAACCGACGAAGACGCTGTGGAACTGTACCGGATCACCGGGAGCAAACCCGCTGCCGTGGTGGACAATTTTAAATTATCAGACGTATTAGAGGCAATTAAAAAATGAACGAGCTACACATTATAAGGCTGTACGTAAAAGAAGACAAGAGTACGTATGAAATAGCGGAGGAGGTCGGTACGTACCCGAATAAAATCAGAAGGATACTAAAAAAGCACGGCGTGGCAATGAAGAGCAGAAGTCAGGCACAAAAAAATGCCCTTCAAGAGGGTAGAGCCAAACATCCCACAGATGGAAAGACTAGGACCAAAAAAGAGAGAATTAAGATTAGCGCTTCGGTTCACAAATATTGGGAGAATATGAGCGAGAAGGAAAAGAAAAGGAGGGTCAGCGGGGCAAAGGAAAGGTGGAACGCCCTGCCGGTTTCTGAAAGAGAGCGGATATCCAAGATGGCGATTCAGGCCATACAACTGGCTGGCAAGGAAGGTTCGAAGCTGGAAAAATTTCTTAGACAAGAATTGACATCTGCTGGATATCATGTTCAATTTCACAGGAAAAATTTAATTCCCAACGAAAATCTCGAAATTGACTTGTTCATCCCCGACCTCAAGACTATAATAGAAGTAGATGGCCCTTCGCACTTCCTCCCCATCTGGGGAGAGGGTAGGCTGCAAAAGCAAATCAAGGCCGACTCACAAAAAACGGGCTTGATTTTGAGCAAGGGGTATGTTATCATCAGGGTGAAAAGCATGGGAGAATTTGTCTCCCTTAGCAAGAAGGAGGGCCTGCTTGCAGATCTCCTTAACCGCTTGTCAGCGATTGAAAAAAAGTTTCCTCCTAAGCCACACAGACACATTGAGATAGAATTATGAAAGACGATAACCAAGAGGAGAAAGACATGTTTGAAACTATGGAATTGCAAACCCCGGAAAACACTGACACTTTTGTAGAGGACATAATTGTGGATGAAGACACCCCTTCGATGCTGTCCCCGGAATGGAGCGAATATGTGTTGTCACTATTCGATGGGTCAGAACTTATCGATGGAAACCCTCTAGTCGCGGGGCTTAGAAGGGTTGCTGAAATCGTCTTGGGTCCAGTCATTTTCAGTGGACCTACTCAAGTATTTCCAGCACAACGCGACGATCATCATGGAAGAGCCACCGTCGTATTTACCGTGGAGTTTGAGAACGGCATGAGGTACTCTGAAGTTGCCGATGTTTGGGAGGGCAATACCGACGACATGTTCTGTGCCTATGCTGTGGCAACGGCTAGCACGAGAGCGGAGGGAAGGGCCTTGAGAAAGGCGCTCAAAATTAAGGGAGTTGCAGCAGAGGAGATTACCAAGAAGAACACTGCCGAGATTGTCAGAAATATTGGAAAGAATACCGCTTCTAGTGACGGAGACTATGATGAGGATGGCAGAATGAGTGATGCACAGCAGAACTTTATCGATGTAAAATGCAGGCAGCTTGATGTCAACGGAGAGGCCTTGTTTAGCACAGTCTTTAGCGTAAGCAGCAAGAAGAAGGTGTCCAAAAAGGTGGCAAGCGACATTATTGACCAGCTTAACGAGTATCAGCGAGACAAATCACTGATCCCAGAAGAAATCTCAGGTTACAAACAGGAGTGGCGTGACTAATGAAAATAACATACACAACAAAGAACAATAGAATCAGTGCAGAGTTTGAGGGTGACTCACCCAAAGACCTTTTTGCTTCCATCGGCAGGTTTCAAGAGGTCTTTGAGGAAGACGTTTGCGGTAAGTGTGGACATGACCACGTTAAGTTTGTAGTAAGAACCGTGGATGACAATCACTACCATGAACTTAGATGCTCTAATTGTGGGGCTAGGCTTTCTTTTGGTGCAAACAAGAAAGGTGGTGGTTTATTTCC